CATTTTGCCATTTGTCAAAAAACACGTTTTCCACTACCATAACACTCATAATCCGCACCTCGACCATAGCCCCTCATTAAAAAAAATATGCAAGTATTACAAGTACACACTACAGTGCTACACACCACCCCAAAATCACGAGGACGCACCATGTCTAACACACCAAGCCCACTCGACAAATACCGCGCCCTAATCGAGGGCGGGCAGGATGTTTTAAGCTCCGGAGCTGTTGCGCCAGAACACGACGATCCGACAACACCGCCCACACCCACCCCCGCCGAGCCGCAAACCTACACTGCGGTAAAGGTGCATCCCGCTCGCGGTGGCAGTGATCCTCGCTTTCCTGAAGCGGCTGGCCCCATTGCTGCAGAGCAGGCTGCCAGGATCGTGGAGCTGGCCGTTAAGCTGCGCAAACACGGTCGCAGTTTTCGATCTATCGCAGAGCTGGCCGGCGTGGCTCACACAACCGTGCGCCGCTGGTGCGACCTCGAAGGTGCCAAGCCGCTGAAAAATCCCGGACTGCTGCAACACGAACCTGGTGAAATCGTGCGCGAGCTGTTGTCCCTGCCACCCTACAGCGAACTCGTTATCGCGTCAGGGTCCCGCACCCAGACGGGTTCCGACGCCCGCAGTGCCGACCCTGCAATCGCCGCACAGTTGGCGGCGCTGTCTGCCCGGGTCGAAGATCAGAACCAAGCCCTGCAGGACCGCGTGAAAGTGTTAACTGCAGTCCTTACAACCGCCCTACAGGATCAGAAAAAACTCAGCGCCCGCCTGGACGCACTGGAGGACCGAGATGCCTAAACTCAAGACCGCAATAACCCGCATACGCCAGGCGCTGTGCGCCCCAACCGTCGCCAACCTGCAGGACCGCATAGACTACCTGCAAGCTGAGAACGCACGCCTCGCTGAAGAGTTTAAGCGGGCTCAACATGGGCTCGATGTGCTGATGATGCAGGAACAGTTGCATATGGCCCGGATCCGCAAACTGGGACGCGAGCTCGCCGAGACGCAAGCCGGCGCCCCCAAAACCCCAACCCGTGAGGAGCCTACCCCATGAGCAAGCCTATTCCCCTGTCTGACACGGCCAAGCGGCTGACCAAGTCCGAGGCCTACGCCGTCATTGCTGAGATGCACGCTACCAACACGCTACCAGCGCGGCACCTGATTGACGGGCTGCTGCTACATTTCGCCCCGCCCCGCCCGAGCAAGCCCAAGACCCCGTTCGCTTGGGTGGCGCAGGCCTGTAGTCCGAAAGATCCACGCCCCCAGTGCCACTATGTACTGGCATCGGGCGGCTGGATGTGTGCAACTGACGGCCACCGCATGCACCGCGCCCCGACCGATCTCGAAGACGGCGTGTACCACCCACGCACGGGCGTCCCGGTGGATATGAGCGCTGCAGACTTTACGCACTACACGGGAGTGGTGAAACGTACATACGACATGTTTTACCGAGCGGTGGGGGATGTGCTGGACAGCCCCACACTGGAGCGCGGCACCCTACCCCTGCCAGTTCGCACCCTGGAGACGGTCAAGTTTATCGACCCTGCCACTGGCGCAGATATATACATCGACGCTGCCTATTTTGATGCGGCGGCGGCTGGGCGCGACGGTTGCCGCTTTAGGATTTCCCAAGCGTCCGAGAAGGCGCTGGTGCTGGAGCATGATTGGGGCACAGCGATCGTTATGAGGGTGCGAGCATGACAGCGCTAACAGGTGAGTACCGCAAGCTGGCGGTAGCCGTGGCAGAGTACCCGCTGCTGAGTGCGGAGAGTGCAACCAAGTGCCCAACTGCCCGGTATGTGGGGGGTGTGATGCGTTGGGTGTGTGAGTGTGAGCAGCCAACACGTTGCCCGGGAGTAATGGCGGCACAGGAAGCGTTCAACGCCACGCAAGCCGATTGATTTAACGGGTCACCCCACTGATCGGGTGGGGTGCCACTGAGGAGATATCCAGATGAAACGAGCCTATCTGACCACACCTTTGCACGACTTAACCCCGCACAACGCAACGGCGGTGACGCTGGGGGACGCCATGTTGCGCCGCATCGCCCAGGGTTGGGTCGAGTACGAGGCGGACGCGTACTATGCCATGGCCGCAGCCACCGAGCACTACGTGTTGACTGCACCCGCCGAGCACACACAACACCTGACCTTCGGGCAATACATTGGACAGCTGGTGGCCGGTACGCCGCGCCACCCAGCACGCCAACACCTGCAGGCCGCGGCAGTGTGGCTCGTTGTGAAACAGAGCCGCTTCGCTGACAAGTATGCCGACTGGCTGAGCCTGTTCACCCCGCCGGGGGAGGAGGGACGTGTCCTGTGGTTCGACGCCGACATGTTGCACACGTTCAAAATACAGGGGCTGCACACCGGCGACGACCGCACGACCGCGTTGCGCATGTTGGAGATGCAGCGTGCCAACCTTGAACAGCTGCCAACCTGGGCGGACCCGGACGGGGCCATGCCCGACATGACAGGAGATGCGCCGCGATGAAAACACAAGACGAATTGGATGCTGAGCTGGCACTGGCGCTGGAGGCGTGGCGCCAGCTGCGCCGTGTGATCGAGAAGGTGCCCACCACTGAGCTGTGGATGGGTTACTGGGTGTGTACCGAGGCCAGCGAGCACCACCCCCACTCCTGCCCACCGGGCAGCCACCAGCCTCGCTCCCGCATGCACAGCTGTGGCACGGTGGCATGCGCCATGGGCTGGGCTGCCATGGACAGCTGGTTCAACGACCACGGGCTGGAGATCGTGATGGACGACGTGGGCGAAGGGTCGCCGGTCGCAACGCTGCCAGATGGCACCCGCCAGAACGGTTTTCGGGCAGCGGCGGTGGTGTTTGCAGCTGACAAGTTGTCGCTGCCCCCGCATATCCCCCACGTCTCGGCGGTGTTCACCCCGAGCAGTTACGCAGGGCTGACGATCACCGAGACGAAAGCCCAGCTGCTGGAAAACATCGACAACATACTGGAGGCCAACGCATGAGCACACCCACCCCGCACGAGAAGCTGACCAACCTCAAGCGCGTGGCCATGAGCATCGACCCCGCCAAGCTGTGGATGGACAACTGGTCGGCGACCCCAACGAGCACGCTCCACCCACACCACGCCAGCCACGATAGGCCACGAGCGTGCAGCCAGTGGGACTGCGGCACGGTGTACTGTCTGGCGGGCTGGATGTGCCAGGACGAGTGGTTCAACGCCCACGGCATGAGCCTGTGGTCATACTACGGAGATGGCACCTGTGTCATGCCAATGTACCAGTTCGTAGACGCAGACGGGGAGCAGGTCGAGCTGCATAGTTTCGGCGCCTTGGCTGTGTTCTTTCACGGGCTAGAGCTACCAACGCCGCGCTTCAACATTGAGTACATGTTCGCACCGTCAACCTATGCAAACCTGCAGACCCCCGGCGAGGTGCATGCTCGCGTCATCGAGCTGATTGATCAGCTGCTGGAGCTGAACCCCGCTTGACACCCCAGTAGAACCTATGCACACTCCACACTACCTGCCCATCACTGACCAGATGGGCAGCTTGTCTCAGGAGGACACCATGTTTATAGACCTCGTTGCGCCCTACTCGCAAAACCCGGTTGTGTTCGCCACGCCGTTTGATGAAGCCCTCGCCCGACAGTTCCGACCTTGGCTTGAGTACGCCGGCAGTTTGCTGCAACAACGGCCGTGGATGGGACCCTTCGTCGCGCCCCTCAACCTGTCTGAGTCCGCGGCGTGGGAGCTGCTGCTGGCAGGCATGGCCCTGCAGCTCAACACACTTGGCCCACTGCAGACCAAGTGTGTCGGGCAGTTCGTCGCCAACGCGTTAGGGGACACACAGTCTGCACTGCACTTTGTCGCGATGCGCTTCACTTTGCTGCACGCTTACCGCCACCACACCGGGGTGGATGACCTGGCCCGCCGCCTGTCTCAGGTCCCCGACCTGCAGGTGCCGGCGTTCCTGGCGCACGTTCGCCGCACCCAAGTAACGAACCCAGCGTACCAGGCAGATTACGGACAGTGGCTGGTTGAGGAGGTGGAGGGTCTGATCGAGCTGATCGCCGGCAACCCTGACGATCGGGGCTATCCCGACCCAGCCGAGGGCTTGAGCGCCTGCACCCCACAGTTGCAAGACCTGCAGGGAGGATACCCCCATGCCAAAGTTTGAGCGCGGCGTGACCTATGTGGTTATCACACATAACGGCTACTGGGGGAAAGCTCGCACCCTCCCGGAGGCCATGCAGAATTGTGGACTTGCGTTCCCAACACGCGCCACCCTATTTCGCTTCCCCCACGCACTGGTTGATCCAGAGTCTATCGAGATAACAGCGCACGGGTCAGTGCGCTGGGAGTGGGCGGCTAAACCGTTCCGTGGTATGGGGGCCGATGTGGTTACGCTGGGCACATTCGAGATCAGTAAGCACCGCAATCTCACAGTAGTGGATGGCTTATGACTATTGAAAAGCAACCCCTCATCGAGCCCGGCGAGCTGCGCAACCCCAACAACGGGCATGTACTGACTGACCCCGAAGTAGCGGCGTACAACCGATACACCGAGGAGCTTAACCGCACTCGGTACCCGGCTGAGCGTGAGTTCTTGAAGGACCAGCGTCACCGCTTCTTTGTTTCCTGCGGAGAACCGATATGACAGCCACACTACACCTGATCCCAGACCAAGACTGCTGCAACCCCCGAGAAGAGAACACCGTCGGCACCATGCTGGCTTTCAGCCGCCACACTTTCGGAGATGCTGACGCAGAGCGCATCTTTCGCGACAGCATTGAGTACGCCATGACTGACCTGCTGCGCTGGCGTAGACCTGGGCTTGATCACAGCTACACAGCAGCAGATGAACGCCTCCCATGCCCCCGCTGCCGAGAGGCTGGCGCGGTAGGGCGAGGCCGACACCGACGCACCTGCCCCACCTGCGAGGGCAGTGGCGAGGCTGACAACCCGTACTGGATAGGCCAGCCCGTGGGCACGCTCATGCGCATCCATGATGAGTATGAGCACAGGATCAAACCCGCCCACCGGCTGCACTGGTTGCCCATCTATATGTACGAGCACGGCGATGTGAAGCTGAGCACTACACCGTTCTCGTGCCACTGGGACAGCAGCCTGGCTGGGATGTTGTTCACTACCGGTGCTGAGATCAAGGAAATGCTCGGCGTGAAGAACTTGTACGAGGGGCATATCAAACAGGCTACCGACATGATGACAGAGGCACTACCAACCCTGCAGCAGTGGATCAACGGGGACTGTTGGGGCTTCGAGCTGCGTGTCGATGGCGAGGTGGTAGGTAGCTGCTGGGGATTCTACGGCAGCGACATCGAAGAGAATGGCATGGCGCAGTACCTGCCAACAAATTACAGAGAACTAGAAACCACTATGGAGGTAGCTACCAATGACTAAGCGAGCAATACCTGAGGTGCAGATGCACAACGAGTTGCGGGTTTACCTGAGCTACGACAGTGGTGGCAACGAAGACGCTGCGACACTGGTCTTTGGCGACGACAAGACTGTGGTTGACGTGGATGAGCTGCTGGCACTGCGCAACTACGCGGCGGGAGCCACTACCCGCCCCGCCGTGGGCTTTGCGTACCACCTGTGTGTTGAGTACAAGGAGCGGGGCGAGACGTGCCGGTGGGTAGACATGACGGACGAGCAGCGCAGCAGTGCAGAGTGGGACAGTCAGTTTTGGACGGTGTATGGCTGGCGCGAGGACTCCGGCACTGTTGCCATCGTAGACTGCAACACCTTGACCGCAGCCAAGCGGGTCTGTGCAACACTTCAACGTCTGGTACAGGCTCTGGTACAGGAGAACAACTGATGGATATCATCAACGTGTATGCATTGAAAGCGCTACTTGAGGCCAACATCATTGGCAGTAGAGTTGCCGAGGATAAGCTGGACTCTGAGCTAAGCGGGGAGTTCGAGTTGATGCAGTGGGTTTCAACTGCGGCGGAGGCCTTCGCCAAGGTGACAGCGGGGCTGGATGAAGTGGACACGATAACGATCTGCTTTGAGTGTGCTGAGCACTACGCAAAACTCGTTGCCTCAGAAGTATTGGCCGACGCGCTTGACGTAGATAACCGAGCGGGTCCCGCGCCGGAGTACACTGCGCTACCCCCGAGCGACTGGCTTGAAGGCCAAGCACGCCTGGCACTGGCACCTGCTGAGGTGTATCACCTGAAAGGTAAGTTGGCAGCGGCTGATCAGACAATCCGAGACCTGCAGGCCCAGCTTGGCGGCTTTCCGGGGGAGGTGTGCCGTGCCCAAGCAAACGATTAAGGTGCCGTGCAAAGGCAAGGGTGACAAGATCATCATGGTTGAGGTGGAGGGCGACGTGTTGCGCTACAAGGTGGGGTTCAGGGAGCGGCGCTTCCTGATACACCCCGCATCCCAGCACAGCAAACGGTACCGCCTGTCGCATATCGCCACCGGCATGAAGGTACAGGACTTGGTGCCTCCACATGTTCGGCTCAATAACCCATGGAAGCCACGAGAGTTGGCGGTTTACTACCTGGACAAGATCATAGAGGAGTATGGCGCAGATGTGGTCAATGAGCGGATCGACGCAGCCCCCCTCGTCAACACGTAGCATGTGGTCGATGGTGGGGGGGCCACACGAGGTGTACACGGCCCGACTACCGGCCCGGCACGGTAAGCCCTGGACGCGGCGTGAGCTGCGCAGTCTTAAACGCATGGTGCGCCGGGGGCTGTCGATCCCGAGCATGGCAAGCAAACTTGAACGCAGCCACAACAGCGTGGCGTGGCGGCTGTACGATGGTGGTGTGGTTGGTGGCACCCTACCGATCCACACCGATACGGGCGTATCGGCAGCTGCCGGACTAGTGCCCCGCACCGTGCCAGCCCCCCGGGAACTTCTGCGCACGCTGGCGGATAATTATCGCTATGGCGACGTTGTTGTGCTCAGGCAGGACGGCGCAACAGTAGGGCGCCACTACGAGTGCCTGGGCGGAGTGCTGTTCCACAGGGTGATGCTGCTGCCAGACGGCGGCGGGTACAAGCGCGTTAACGACGGGCGTAGCCTGATCCTGCTGGTGCCGGAGGAAACCAATGATTGATAGCCCCGAAGATATTATCGTTTCAGCTGAGGCGTACTACCAAATCATAGGCCACCGCTACGGCGCTGAGTTTACACACGGTGGGAAACGGTACGAAGCGTGCGGCTCTGATGGCACAGGACTGCTAGCTTTCAAACTCAAATCAAACGGCGGACACGTCCGCCACCACAAACAAGCACGGTTCAAACTAGAGGAATGACGATATGAAAACAACCCACACTACAGGCTCTATCCGAGCGCTGGCTAACGCGGGTGTGCTATCAACAGACGACCCGATAATACTGCGAAAAGTGTACAGTACCCTTAGTGCAGGCCGCCGTGGCATGTTACCGGTGAACACCACCGTCGATATGCTGGCCGTGCGGGATACGCTGAATACACTACCCCGGGCGACGTGCGACGAGCAGCTGAAACTGTTGTCGCTTGCCCTGCGCGAGTGCGGCAAACATGACGGGGTGTTTTCAGTGGCGCTTGGACTGGGGGAGATCGAAGAGATTACCCTTGTACACCAGTTCCCACACGTAATGGCAACAGATCTGTGCTTCGTGAGGCAGCGAGGCCAAGCAACACCCACGGTAATAGCCGACGACGATATAACCCTGGCACTGCCACCGTTTGTGATGCATTTGCTCAAGGCGCTGGAAGCAGGGGCACCTATCGACTTCATGGCGGAGCTAGACGCAGACGTTGTGCATAGCGGGCCGGAAGAACAGCCGGGGCCAGGCAGCTTGAACGCCACGGCCAATGAACTGGTAGAGGCCGAGCGATCCGGTGCATCCCCGGAGGAACTTGAGAAGCTTTTCGACACGCTAAGCAGCGAGACTAAGCACTGACAGGAAAGGCGGGTCGGGTGCCTACGCCCTTCCCGCCTTTGGGAGCCATCGATCCCCTGTCGAACGCAAGTATGCCACTGGTAAAGCTCGCGTTCAACGCCGGAAACAAAACACCCCACACCACAACGCCCCACCTGCCCAACAGTTGACACGTTGGCTGGGAAGTGGCACACTGCACTTGACCAACGATATACACTCAGGAGAATACCACTATGAACCCCACCACTATGACCCTCGGCACTGCACGCAAACTGCTGGTTAACATGTTCGCCCACAACCGCACGCAGGCGGCACTGTTGCTGTCGTCCCCGGGCATTGGCAAGACATCTATTTGCTACGCCATCGCTGACTCAGTGGGCCTGCCCCGGGACCGCGTGCTGCTGTTCCGCCCTTCTCTGCGCGACCCTGTTGACCTGATGGGTACACCGAATCCCACTACAGAGGTGACACGCTGGCTACCCCCGGAGGAGTTCTACCAGTTCCGCGTCGGCACTGGACCTGGTTTGATTATCTGGGACGAGCTGCTGCAGGGTGACGAGCAGATGCAGAATGCGATCGCTGGCTGCATGCTGGACAACGTACTCGGGGGGCTGCGCATTGACGACAAGGTGTTGCAGATCGCCACGGCCAACCGAGTTGAAGACCGAGCTGGGTCAAAGCGCATGGTCACACAGTTGGGCAACCGTGTGTGGCAAGGCACTGTAACCACAAATATTGAGGAGTGGTCCAGCTGGGCCATCGACGCCGGCATCGCACCGGAGGTGCTGGCATTCCTACGCTTCAAGCCGGATGCGCTCAACGACTTCAACCCCAACCGCCCAATCAACGCAACCCCGCGATCGTGGGAGCTGACCAGCGACAACATGTTCCCCGGCATCGGGGGCGACGAGCTGCGTTATATGGCTAGCGGACTTGTTGGCCCAGAACACGGCGTCAACTTCGCGGCATTCGCTGAGCTGGGGATGAGTATCGACCTGGATGAGATGCTGGATGACCCCCACGGGGCGCACCTGCCAACGCAACCCGGGGCGCAGTTCCTCGTCGTCGGTGCCCTGGCAGCGCGGGCAGCTGCCAACACGGCGCTGTTCCCAGCGTGCCGCACCCTCGCAGCGCGATATTCCCAGGAATTCGACTCTATGCTGGTGCGCGATACTATAGCCCGCAACCCCGCGGTTGTTGAGACCCGCAGCTACGCAGAATGGGCCATTAACAACGGCCAGAACCTGATCTAAGGAAACACCATGGGAACGCTGAACGGGCGTCGGCGTGTGAATCAAGCGGCCAAGCGGTTGCGCTTGGCCCTCCACCAATTCGAGGCCGGTTCACTCCCGCTGACTGAGGTGGTCAAGGTGCTGGACATACTGACCCATCAACACAGGCGGCACGCCATACAGTGCCAGCGGATGGAGCAGCCCCCACCAACGAACCCCCTCGACCGATTAACTGACGCACATAGAAACAGGCTGACAAGGGTGATCACCCTTGCGTACCACACAAGGATATCGGGTTATGAAAACTACTACTGACGGGCGAGTTATGACGGGGCAGCGTGCGCAAGCGCAAAACCTGCCGGTCACACAGCACACTGTGGTGGACACGCCACACGCAATACAGAAGCTCCTCGATCGCGCCATGACACAGGTCATATTCAGCCAGCCGTTCTTCGCTGGACTTATTATGCGGGGCAAGACGCAGTGTACTCTGGACGTGCGAGCCGTTACAGTCAACGTGTCCGGTGACATATACTTAAACCCGGCCTGGGTCGAGGACAATGTCAAAAACCCATCCCAGATGATCTACATCTTGGCCCGCATGGCTATGCACTGCGGGCTACTGCACCCACTACGGCAGGCAGTGCGCCAGAGTAAACCCTGGGGCAACGCATGTGCCATAGTGGTCAATGAAACCCTCAAGGTGAGCCGCGTTGGTGAGTTGGTGGAGGGGACGCGCACCCACAAAGGGGCGGACCAAAAGTCCGCCGAGCAGCTATACCAAGAGGAATACGGTGCCCCCCCACCAGCACAGCCGGGTGCGGATAGTTCAACCGAACAGCCCCCCGGTCTGGGGGAGGACGATACCCTGGCGGACTGCCTGGATGCCAGCGTGCGGGCGGTGGCCAGCCCTGACCCTGCATTAGCAGAGGCAGAAGCGGTGAAGGCCATGGTGCAGGCTGCGATGGCAGCTAAGGTGCAGGGCAACCTGCCTGAGGCGTTGCAACGGCTGGTCGATGCGCTGGTTAGGGTGGTGACGCCGTGGTATGACGAGCTGGCCCAGTACATGACACAGTTTCGCCCGAGCGGCTACACCTGGAACCGCCCGAACCGACGGCACATCGCCCGAGGGGCATACATGCCAAGCCGCAACAAGCGCAAGACAATGGGCAAGGTGGGCATCGTTATGGACTGGTCGGGGTCTATCAGCGACCGGGAAGCCTCGCACTTCAACGGGCACGTTAACGCCATATTTGAGGAGTGCTTGCCGGAAGAGGTTGTGATAGCCCACACCACCACCCGAGTTGCCAAGGTAGAGCGACTACAGCCCGACGATTTGCCGTTTCAACTGTCCTGTCCAGAGACGGGCGGCACCGACATGCGAGTCGGGGTCCAACACCTTGACCGGCTTGAAGACTTCGACGTGATCATCATACTGACCGACATGCATACCCCGTTTCCAGACAACAGCGAGGCTCCGCTGGTTTGGCTGTCCACCACCAAAAGCATAGAGGCGCCCATCGGGACCACGATCTACTACAACATGAACGAGGTGGTGTGATGGACTTGAACAGGCGAGACTCGGCCGCGTTCCTGTGTGGCCAACTGGGACGCCTGAACGCAGAACTATCCGCGGCCTTGGTGATGGCCGCCGACTCCCGCATACTGCAGTCCACCCGCATTGGCACGGCGCTAGGTGCGCGGCTTCAAGACGAAGGCGTCCACATAGGCACGGTGGCAGGCGCAGGGCTGCGCAACGTGGAGTTCAGCCAGCTAACCCTGCCAGTCGTTACAACCATGGGAGGGGCGGAGGCAGTACGTCGGGCCATTGCGGACTACTTCGGGGCCGCGATACTCACGGCGGTTAACTGGCACGCCACGGCTGACAGGCGTAAGGTGCCGGTGTTTAACGTCCTGGACTATGGTGCTTCATTCGTGATCACTGATGGGGCTCGCATGGCCTCTGGGCGGTGCAAGGTATCAGGCGTCACAACCCACCCGGTTGACGGGTATTGGCAGCATTGGGTGCCCGACACGTTGCTTGAGGATTTTATCAACCAGGCAGTGACTAACCATCGGGTGTACCAGGCCCGCAAAGGGGGTGGAGGATGAGCGACGAAGCGCTAATACTCGCAGACCTGCCGCAGGAAACCGTCCACCGCCTGCAGGCCGAAGCCGAAGCTGCTGGGCTAGTCGCGGTGCCCGAGGGAGAGTGGGGTATCAGGGTGCTAGTCCTGACTTATAACGGTGGGATGGTCGGCGTAATCACCAGCGTAAAAGAAGCCGGTGCAGAGTTGCTGGTGGAGGGTTTGCTTGAATTTCCGGTGGGGTCCGGCCAGAGCTTTATGCCGATTAACTGGAAACCTGTAACGGACGCGATGAAACTGATAAAGGCTAACCACTTGGTGGCGAGGAGTGCGCAGACTTGGAACTAGACGACGGTATGCGAAGCGTGACAGATGGGCTAATAGTCGATACTGTTACGACTCTACAGCAGGTGCATGCGGGTTTCCGGGGGGACGCAGAACTGGTGGCCGCCGCAGAAACGGTGCTGAGTCAACTTGTTTTGCAACTACGCTGGCCACAGGCTGTGATAGACGTACGGGCGAAAGCCCCCCTGATTTTACTGCAAGGTAATTTACCCAACCCCTAAATGAGACGGCCCCCGCTACAGCGTGAGTGACCAAACTCACAGCGGGGGCCGGTATCAATTTCCCAGGAGGAATACTGACATGACTAATCTATCTGACAAGGCGATGCTCGTCAAACTGAAACGTGGACGCTTCACCCCGGACGTAACCGACGTAGCGGTGACGCAGAAGGTCGAAGCGGATACCGGTGTGGTTAACTCAGGCCGCTATCGAAAGCGGGTCCTGGCTGAATCTGGACGCTTCAAGCTGGTATCCGAAGCTTTCAGTGCGATCTACACATACCACCGAGAGCACACCTTCCCGTGGATCGACGAAGGTCCCCGCCTGCTGCCCAGCCAGACATACATGGCATACTGTGAACGTATGCGAGAACTGCGGCACATTGCACAGGCCCGCCTCGACGATCTAGCTGCCAACTGGGATGTGGAAGTGGCAGCGGATCAGGTGCGCTTGGGCAACATGTTTTGCCCGGAGGACTACCCGACCAACATCGGTGAACGATTCTACGCGGACTTGCAGTTCCTGCCCGTGCCCATGACCGGCGACTTCCGCGTGATGATTGACGACAGCGACCGGGCGTCTTTGGACAAAGCGATCAAGGATGCGGAAGCTAACGTGGCAACCAACATCGTCAGCACGCTGGCGGAGCCGATCCGCAAAATGGCAGAGAAACTTTCTATCCCGATCGACGAGAAGGGTTCCAAGTTCCAGAACACGCTGATCTCCAACGTGCAGGAAACCGTCATGCGGCTGGAGGAGATGAATATCTCCGACGATCCCCGGGTGGTAGGGCTGCTGAAGGCGACCCGCAAGCTGCTAGTAGACCGTGAGCTGGACTTGAAAGCAATGCGCACCGACCCCGCCGTGCGTGCTCGCGAGGCGAACGCCGCCAAGAAAGTGACTGAGAAAATTGGGGAGCTGTTCGGCGTTTGACATCAGAGTAGGGGGTGACTACTATTGACCAAGTGGCTGACCCCCACTTACCAGGAGACGAATATGGACGACCGCTACGCAGACGCCAATGAAAACTTAGACAGGGCATGGTCCGGGCTGCGAGCAGCCTTCGCCAAGTTCGCCAGCCATGGTGAACTCAGTGCGGATCAAATCCTCCAGCTGCGCAAAGACTGGCAGCGATATAAGTTTGCAGCTGCAACCCTCAAGTTTTACGGTGATGAGCCGCCGCCGCACCTCCGCGAGAACCCCGACTCCGAACTCATTATCGCGCTGACTACACTGCGTAGTCGGGGCTACATAGATCCGTTCCCGCCGATATGACACATTGGTTCGGTTCTGCAGAGGAGAATTGGTTCGGTACTGCAGAGGAGAAGGCAGTGGATGCGCTACGACAGGTCGAGCGCCGGCTGGTAGGGGACAAGGCGCCTGACACAGATCGCCGACTTCGGGCGTACTGGGAAAACTACAAGTTGTGGGCACGTCGCGCAGAAGTCGGGGAAGAGTTCGCAGTCCGACACTTGAACGAAAAAGCTACCGTCCGGCTGGTTACGCTGGTTGCGCTTGGAGAGCTTGGGGGAGTTGACAGATGATTGACATAAGACAAACACTCGACACACAAACAACGGAGCCCCGCGGCAAACGGGAGCTACAAGCCGAAATCAGCCGGCACGTCAAAGAGTTCCTTGCGCGGGGCGGCAAGATAACGAAAGTGGGTACCGGCGAGCACGCCCTGGACTACGCGAAGACCCGAGCGTGGCGGGAAGAGTTCGCCGCCCGGTACAACACAATAGCGGAGGGAGGGGGGCCGTATGGGGCTGATGAAGACTAAGGCTCTGGAACAGCCGGCGTTCAGCCTGGCACCTGACCGGTGCGAAGCAGTGCAGGTATCTGATCAAATGAACTGCCGGCGCTGTGGCCTTGTGTGGGACATGAACGACCCGAGCCCCCCGGAATGCATCGTCGATCCGGTAGCGGCGCAGCACGCAGGACTTACCGCGATTCTGGAGGACCGGAGGCGACACGCGGTCGAGGGCATGGCCGCCCACCGGGATGAACCGGAGAACCTGGCATACTGGCGGGGCATGCGTCAGGCATACACCGTAGCACTGTCGCTACTGGAGAAGTACGGATGAGCGAAACAGTTACGGTTCGGGGATACATTCGGACTGACAATGTGGGGTCTCAAGTGGACGTAGAGGAAGTGTTCGACCGCGCAGAGTGGGAAGCAGCCACCGATGAGACTCGGGACGCGTGGATGCGAGACAGCCTGTTCAACTTCGCAGAGTGGGGGTATCACGTAGTAGATGAGTAACGAGTCAGCTGCCAACCGGGCAGCAAAATACTGGGACTGGCAGTGGACCAGTAGAAACATCAACAGACGAGTACGACAACATGATCGAGACAAGCGACAAGCCGGTACCCGCAACCGGCATCGACCTGGACCTGGAAACATTCGGGGCCAAGGAGCATAACCCCGCCATCGTACAGGTAGCTGCCATCGCCACCGATGCCGACGGCAACGTGGTATCAGAGTTCTGCGAGTACGTGCAGCTTGAGAGCACCGAGCGCACGGCAAGCATCGACAGCAGCACCATCCTGTGGTGGATAGGCCAGCCCGATGAAGCCCGCTTGCGCCTGGTGCAGGGCATTGAGGGGGGCAAGCATATCAGCCAGGTGCTGGTTGAGTTCGACCAGTGGTACACCAGCGTGACGAACGGCGAGCGTGATGCCAGCGTGTGGGGTTACGGCTCCCTGGCGGACGTGTTGTGGCTGCGTTCGGCTTTCCGGGCGGCTACCCTGCTGGTGCCCTGGGATCGGGACGGCCGTGGCTACCGCCGCGAGCGCTGTCTGCGCACCCTGCATGCTGAGATCGGGCTACCCTGGCCAGAGTTCGTTGGCACTAAGCACGACGCACTGAGCGATGCACGTAACCAATCTACTCAGCGCGTGCGGCTGCAGCGGTGGATCGCTGAGGCACATACGCTGATGGGCATGCAGGGTGCGCAGGTGCCCGAGCAGCTGGGGTAAGGGGGACGCATGGACCTGATAACCATCGACTGGGAAACCTACTACAGCCGCAAACAGAAATACTCCCTGTCATCTATGACAACGCGGGAGTACATTGAAGACAAGCGGTTTCAGGAGATAGGTTTCTCAGTCAAACTCAACGATGCACCGACCGAGTGGTTCACCGGGTCCGATGCGTACCTTGCCAAGGTCATCCGTGAGCTACCGTGGGAGCGGGCCATCATGCTGGCGCACAACTGTGCGTTCGATGGCGGCATTCTCAAGTTCGTTCACGGTATCCAGCCCGCCATGTATGCCTGCACTGTTTCGATGGCCCGTCCGTATTTTGGCGTGTCGGTGGGGGCATCCCTGGCAGCGGTGGCAAGGGCGCTCGGGATCGGGGAGAAGGGCACCGAGGTAGTGCTGGCCGACGGCAAACGCCGGGAAGACTTCACCGACTGGGAAATGCGGAACTACGGCGCGTACTGCGATAAGGACGTAGACCTCTGCCACCGCATCTTCAAGCTGATCCTGCAGGGCGGCACTGCCCCCTCCGGGATCACACTGCCAGCTATGCGCCGTGACGAGCTTGCACTGGTACACGAGACGATCAGCATGTTCTGTGACCCTCGCCTGGTACTGGACAAGCCCATGTTGGAGGAGTACAGCAACACCCTGGAGGAGCGGCAGGCCCAAGCAATCCGCGACGCCATCACCTCCGCAGCCCGCAGCAACCCCAAGGTAATGCTCGAAGTCCACAAGGCACTGAAGGCCAAGAAGACACTGCGCCAGCTGATCGGCTCAAACAACATGTTTGCTGACTGCCTCCGCCAGTGCGGGGTGGAGCCACCACTCAAGACCAGCCCCACCACTGGCAAAGCTACGTATGCCTTCGCCAAAACCGATAAGGCAATGGAGGAGCTGCAGACCCACGAGAACGAGACGGTGCGGCTGTTGGCATCCGCCCGAGTCAAAACCAAATCGAGCATTGAGGAGTCACGAGTCGCCCGCCTCATAACACAGGCCGCCTTTGGAGAGCTTGCGGTACCGCTGTCATACTGCGGCGCTGGGCAGACCTGGCGCTGGTCAGGGTACGACAAGCTCAACATGCAGAACCTGCCCAAGAAGGGGGTCATACGCCGTGCGATCCGTGCGAGGCCCGGTGAAAAGCTGGTAGTCGCTGACTCATCCAACATAGAGCTACGCGTGAACCATACGTTGGCTGGGCAGGCCGAGTCGGTTGAGTTGTTCCACAAGGGCGCAGATTTGTACTGTCACTTTGCCTCGACGCTGTACGGGTTTGAGGTTATCAAGGGGGTGCATGACAGCGAGCGCCAGCTGGGTAAGTTGTCGCACCTGTCGCTGGGGTACAACTGTGGATGGAGGCAATTTCAGCACATATGCCGCCTGAATGGGGTGCGCCTCACTGATGAGGAAGCAAAGAGTATTGTTAGCACCTGGCGCAGCACATACTCCGCCATCCCGGCGCTGTGGAAACGTGCAGGATTCTGCCTTAACGCCATCGCCAACGGTCTCGAACAAGAGATCGGTACGGGTGGACTTGTACGCACGGCCAAAGACAAGCTGATCACGGCGCCGGATCACTACATACGGTTCCCGAACCTCCGCCGGGAACTGATCGTGGAAGACAACGAGATCAAGTGGGTGTATGACGGGCGCAACAAAAAGCGCATAGCCATTTATGGGGGCAAGGTGGTCGAGAACATCTGCCAACACCTGGCGCGTAACATCCTGGCACATCAGCAGTTACAAATTAGCCGTATGTTGCGCACCCACTTCCCCGGCTGGCGCATATGCGCCCTGGTACACGATGAATTTGTCATGGCTGGGCCTGGGCACGAAGCCGAGCATGTGCTGGCGAGCGTGCTGCCGATCATGCACGCGTCACCGTCGTGGTGGCCCGATATACCACTGGCCGCCGAAGGTAGCGTGGGGGTGACATATGCCGATGCGAAGTAGGGAGGCCGATGTCACGGTGACATGGGTTACGCCCAAGAGCGCTACCACGGCTATCAAGAATCTAGCCGGTAGTCTTGGCTTTCGTTGGGTGCGGGTAGCTCATACCACCATGGGCGAGGGCATTTTCCTTCGCGGCCCTGGCGCATATGTGAAAGACCTGCGTGCTACGCTTGCCCCGATAGGTTCAGTGCTCGGCTTTACAGTGCAGTGCCTTGCCGCACACGAGGGCTACTGCACCAACCCATTCTGTGAGGGTGTCTACCACTTCGAGCACCAGCTCGGATCAAGTTGCAGCTGCCACGTTGGCAACGCACCGTGCAGCAGCTGTGTAAACCAAATCCTCGTATGCAACAGCTGCGGGGAAGAACCGGAGGAATCATTTTGGCGATCTTAATCGAGGAACGTGTGGTCGCGGTCCACTCCATGGCAAACGGCAGGGCGTACATTTACGGTGCGGGTGTCGTCACGGCGGAGGAGGAGCCAATGCGTGGATGGTTGCGAGGCACAGGCATCACAGCCATGCGCATCGAGCTGGATAACGGGGGGGTGTTGTGGTCGAACGAGTGCCACGCCATCCCAGAGAAGAATTGGAACGCTTCGCGGTTCACCGACGTGGTGATACTCGACGCTGCGGACCTGGACAAGGAGCCGCTTAATGCTGGTTAACAACATGCGGGAGGTTTTGGAGTTCATAGCCGGCTTGCGCTCGGGGGGTAAAGCCCCCGCAGCCTGGTCTCACTCGGCGCTGGACAATGCAAACACCTGCCCACACAAGCACTTCATGACCCGGGTATCCAAGGCCGTGAAGGAAGACTGGGGAGACGCCGCAGCCTACGGGGACTGGGTTCACAAGTCCTTCGAGAACCGCATCAAAAGCCGACGTGCGCTGCCATCTGATTTACGACAGCACGAGTCGATGTTGGAGAAAATCGCCAGCGCACCTGGTACTGTGACCCCCGAGCTGGCGCTGACCTTCACCGACGAGCTTAAGCCGACGGGATGGTTCAGCAAAGATGCCTGGTGGCGTATTAAGATCGATGTGGATATCGTGTCTCCCGATGGGCGTGCTGCCCGCGATCTGGACTGGAAGACTGGCAAGCAGAAGGACGACCACAGCCAGCTGGAGCTTACAGCCATGGCACGGTTTGTGGCGAACCCCGAGCTGGTAACGGTGGACACCGCGTATGTGTGGCTTAAGCCTGGCACTGTGACCCGGGCCACCTACAACGTAGACCACGCCATACTGTTGTGGAATGAATATCTTCCACGCATCGAGGAGTACATGCAGTATTTCATCAACGGGCACTGGCCGAAGCGACCGTCTGGCCTGTGCAGGGGGTGGTGCCCTGTCACTACCTGTGAGCACTGGCAACCAAAACCGGAGAGATGACATGACACTGTTAACATCACTGACCGACGAAGAACTGATCCAAGACATGCGGTCTGGCAACATGACAGCTGTCGAGATCGAGCTAGTCAACCGCCTTGAGCGTGCGCTGGAAGTGACGGCGCGTAGCCAAGGGGCGGCCCCACCTGTGTTCACACTCAACATACCCGAGGTGCTTGACGCTGACGGAAATGCGTGCGAGCCCAGCATCACTCTGACTGAGCCAGCAGAGTTCCCCGCCACCGCACTAGTTGAAGTGTTCCGAACCCTGCTGGAGCTAGACCCACCCGAGTACCACGCCGAGGGCCTGGGTTGCGGCCTTGAGGACCGTGGTATAACTAACCGCTACGAAGCGATGGCCTACGGCTTCGATCGGGGGGTTGAGGCTGCTATGGAGAACGTACACGGAGCCATAGCCGACGTGCTCAACGTCGCAACGGCTGATAACGAGGTGTAACAATGGCCAAGAGTACGCCGGAAGGCAAAGTCAAAGATCAGATCAAGAAGATACTCAAGAGCCTTGGGTTCTGGTTTTACATGCCGGTGCAGAATGGGCTGGGGGTGAACGGCATCCCTGACCTTATTGTCTGTGCTGGCGGGTTCTTCATTGGCATTGAGACGAAAGCCCCCGGCAAACTCAAAAACGTAACTCCTAACCAACAAGCACGCCTGGCTGAGATAAACGGTGCGGGTGGTTTGGCTGTTGTCACTGACGATCCGGTGGCGACGGAGCTTGCGCTTCGAGCGGTCAAGGCGTTGCTTGAGCGGGAGGAGGTTTGTTCCCCCGCCAGGCTGCGAGCGGTATACCTCGCCACCCTACGAGTAGGCGAGGTATCGGGTTACAACCCCGCTACTCTGAATCGCGTAATCAATGGGATGAACACATGGCAATAGTCCTGCCGGATAGGAAGCTCGCGCTGTACAACTTGCAAGATGTGGAAGCAGTGTCGAGGCAGCTGCCGTTCAAGCATGCCATCCTCGACGTGAAGGGTAAGCGCCTGCTGGCTGCACCGCTCAACATCGATGCGGCCAAGGTGCTGAAGAACTTAGGGGTAGACGCCCCGAGCCCCATGCCATGGCAGTATGGGTGGCCGGGGCTTCACGACCCGTTTTATGCACAACGTGTTACCGCTTCATTCCTGTCACTCGAACGCCGCGCCTATGTCCTCAACGGCATGGGTACTGGCAAGACACTGGGTGCGCTGTGGGCATATGACTACCTCCGTTCCCTGGGCAAAGTGCGTCGGGCGCTGATCACTGCGCCACTGTCTACACTGTGGAGTACCTGGGAAGACGAGGTGAGGCTGTCCTTCCCACACCTGAACGTGGAAGTATTGCACGGACCGCGCAAGAAGCGCCTTGCGTTGCTGGACAGCGCGGCTGACGTGTACATAGTCAACCACCACGGACTCAAGATGATCAAAGATGCGATGGCGAAGCGCAGCGACATAGACCTCTTCATCATTGATGAGTTGTCAGTGTTTCGCAATGCGCAGGCGTCTACGCTCTGGACCCCTGCCAACGCCATTGCCAACCAGCAGCTGGGCGGTGGTCGGTGGGTGTGGGGGATGACGGGTACCCCGATACCCAATGCGCCAACTGATGCGTATGGACAGTGCCGACTGATCGCCCCGGCTAGTTCCCCACGCACGTTCACCATGTTCCGCGACAAGACTATGCGCCAGGTTAACCAGTACAAATGGGCGGCGCTCTCGGATGCGGTTGAGACCGTGCATTCACTGATGCAACCTGCCGTGCGGTTCACCTTGGACGACTGTACCGACCTGCCCGAGCAGATATTCACTGAGCGGCGGGTGGCCATGAGCAAGGAGCAGCACACCGCGTACAAGAACATGAGGGAAAAACTTAAGGCCGAGCACGAGTCGGGCCAGATACTGGCGGTTAACCAAGGGGTCAAGGCGTCCAAGCTGATGCAGATCGCGTGTGGCATCGCCTACCGCGAAGACGATCAGCCCCATGTGGAGTTTGACTGCAAGGACCGCCTGGATGCAGTGACGGATTTGATTGACCAGAGTGAGGGTAAGGTGCTGATATTCGTGCCATTCACTGCTGCTATCAACATGGTTGCCGAACACGTTGCCAGGCACCTTGGGAAAACCAACCACTACAAAACCCAGATGGTTACGAACAAGATAGCGGGCAACCCCGCAATCAATGACCGGGTGGCCATCGTGCATGGCGGGGTATCTGGCACCAAGCGTCGGGATGTGTTTGCCGCATTTCAAAACAGCGACGAGTTACACGTTATTGTGGCTCAGCCTGGCACCATGTCCCACGGCCTGACGTTGACCGCTGCATCAACCATTATCTGGTACGGCCTGCCGGACTCAAACGAAACGTTTGAACAGGCAAACGCCCGAGTACGCCGCCCTGGGCAGACGCGCCGGACAGTGATCGCCACTGTAACCTCGTCCCAGATCGAGACCCTAGTGGCAGCGCGCCTCAAGGCCCGACAGTCTACCCAGGGTGCGCTGTTGGATTTGTTCAAATAAAACTTGCACATCGTTGGTCAAATGCTAATATTTGATCCGACCACCAGGAGGATACACCATGTCTGAAAACTCACGCACTGCACAGCTGATGGACGCGTACGTTCGGTTGCGCGACAAGAAATCCCAGCTAGAAGCCAAGCACAAAGAAACCCTCAAGCCCATCAATGAGCTGATGGGCCGCATTGAGAAAGAGCTTATGACGATTCTCAAGCAGCAGGGCGTCACGTCAACGGCTACAGCCAACCGAACTGCGTTCATTGACCCTAAGGTTACCTACAAGATCGAAGACTGGAGCGCACTGCAGGCGTTCATTGACGCGCAGCCGGCAGACCTGCGGTACTACTACCTGGAACGCCGCCCTTCAAAGGCCGCATTCGACGCATACCTGGAAGACAACGGCAAACTGCCGCCAGGCGTTACGGCTAACACGTTCGAGAAACTGGCAATACGGAGGAAATAACCATGCCTGATATCCCCGAAACTACCGAGGCTGGCGAAGATAACAACCAGTCCAGCCCGGATGAACAGCTGCAGATGACAGGTGCAGAGATCAGTCGCAAGGCTGAGGAGCTGCATAGCCAGGTGTGTGAGCTGCTGGAGGGTCAGCCGCTTCACGGCATTCTGATTGTGTTCTCCCAGATTTATGCGGGTGCAGTGGCGCAGTTTGCACAGCTGCAGGTGCAATCTGATCTGGCGGAAGCGCCTGCCGGCGTCGCCTTCTCCCCTGCAGAGTTGCAGCGGAAAGAACTGCTGGCCGCAACAAATGAGTTAGCACGTTTCGCCGAACTTGTCCGGCGCAACCGCGAGGCTCTGAGATCCAAAATCATTACAAAGGTGAACTGAAAATGAGCAACAACATCGTCCCATTCGACATTAACGCCCTCTCCGCGCCGGGTACCCTCCAGCTGCCGGAGCACCTGCGACAGCTGGCAGAAAAAACCGGCGTCAACATGGCCGACTTGGTTACTGGGGGTGGTTTCCCGGTAATGTCGATCAAAGGTAAGAACTGGACACTCAAGCGTGACGGCGAAGCCCACATCCTGATGAACCCACTCGACCCGAACTCACCCGCCAGTGCTATCGAGGTGGTCATCATCCGTGCGTCCAACGTGGTGACTAAAACCTACTACGCCGGTAGCTATGTTGATGGCAGTGACGAGAAGCCGACGTGTTTCTCAAATGACGGCGCACTCCCATCCAAGGACAGTCCGAAAAAGCAAGCGGCCGCTTGCGCTGAATGCCCGTGGAACCAGTGGGGCAGTCGCCAGAACTCTGACGGCACCCGCTCCGACGGCAAGGCGTGTCAGGATAACAAACGCCTGGCGATCGCCACCCCCGACGCAACAGACGACCCGTTCATGCTGCGCATCCCGCCGTCATCGTTCAAGGCTATGACTGCGTTCTCGAATCTGCTGAGCCGCAAGAACATCCCCTATAACGCAGTGGTGACTAAGCTGCGGTTTAACCCGGAAGCCCCGACGCCGGAACTGATGTTTGAGCCTGTTGGGTTCCTCTCCGCTGAAGCCGCCGCCTCAGTAGCCGAGCAGTACGACTCCCCACTCATTCAGGAGATAGTGGGTCTGCTGGATATCGACCGCGCCAACACCGTGACAGACGCAGAGAAGGCCGCGCATGCTAGCAGTGCCATGGCGCAAGCCGAACAGAGCGCCATGGCGCAAGCCGAGGCCGCAGCCCAGACTGCCGCGACCCTCGACCCTCGTGCTGCGACCGCTACCGCCACCACTCCGATGTACTGGGTGAACACCGGTAGTCGCGAGTGCGGTGCAGCCATCAATCCCCGCGAAGCGCAGATGATGCTGGACTCTGGCTGTCAGGCTGTGGACAAGGGCATGTATGACCGCTTCGCCGCAGCACTGGCCGGACAAGCCCACAAGGCGCAGGCCGATGGCCAGGCCGCCCAGGAAGCCGCCGCTCAAGCTGCCGCAGCCAAGAAAGCCGCTGAGGAAGCTGCAGCCAAGAAAGCCGCTGAGGAAGCTGCAGCCAAGAAAGCCGCTGAGGAAGCTGCAGCCAAGAAAGCCGCTGAGGAAGCCGCAGCTGCCACAGCTGCTACTGCCGCCGTCGCCACTGCAATGGGCGAGGAAGATCCTGAAATGGCAGCGCTGCTGCGAGAGATGGAATGGGCCGGCGCGGCGGAGCCACAGGCTGCGGCCACGGTGGAGAAAACTTTGCCCAATGCTACAGTCGTATCGGGTGACACTCTTGAGGATGCACTGAGTGCGCTGGGCGATCTGGATAACCTGGGCCTGGACGGCTAACACCTAACCAGTTGCGTGGGGCCGCGCATCCCACACCACGCGGACCGGAGGACACGTATGACTTCAGATGAAAAAATTAAGATCCTCGAAGCGTCGGGGTTTAGCCGCTCCGACCTGGCCCGAGCCCTAGAGATTTCAAGATCGACGGTGCATAAGCTCCTTGAGGACGTTGGCAGCAAACCACTACCACTCTACAAAGTCGGGATGGAGTCAACCCTTGTCGCGATCCGAAAAGCACTGGACAATGGCACACTGCCTACAGCGGAAAGCTCAAAAGAAAGACGCACAGCACTGTTGAAAAAGATCATCAGCGAACGCTGAGCGTCCACAAGGGGACGCCATGAACCTGTCAGAATTCCTAGAAAAAATCTTGCCGACGACAGGTATAAAATACCTGGCGTTGTCGAAGCCCCGCCCGGACAATAGCGGACGCTCGTACTATACCCACCGCGCTGCTGACAACGCAGCTGCCATGGCCACCGCCGCCAAAGGGTACGACAGCCAGGGCGAGCACGTATTTTATGCGCTGGCAGGGTTTGCACCTCCGATACATTATGAGAAACATGGTAAGGCGCGGAAGGCGTACCGCCGCCAAGAGCAGGCCTTGGTTGCAAAGGCGCTGTGGCTGGACATAGACTGCGGGGAAGACAAGCACGCCGCTGGCAAGGGGTACCGCACTCAGGCGGAGGCAATAAAGGCTGTAGCGGGGTTCTGCAAAACGACCCGACTGCCGGCACCGCTCGTCGTTGACTCGGGTAGCGGGCTGCACTGTTACTGGCCCCTACAGAGTGAAGTCACCGCCGAGGTGTGGAACACCTTCGCCCCGCTGCTGCAGGCGTTGGTCACATATACAGGGTTGCGGGCTGACAGCAGCCGTACGACTGACATGGCGTCCGTACTGCGCCCACCAGAGACAACCAACCGCAAGCCTGGCCGCGATCCGGCAGCTGTCCGGGTAATCAGCCCCGCACAAGCGTTCCCTAATAAGCAGCTGCTGGGGCGCATTGCACTCTTCGTCCGCGACACCCCCGGGGTGCGGGAGCTTATCCCGCAGAAGAATGCCCCGACCAGCCCCACGGCACCCACGGGCGCAGCCGGCATCAACTCGGACATGGCTGTACAGCCCGACTTTGAGAACGGTTCGTTCCTTAAGGCGGCCAAGCGTTGCGCCCAGATACAGCGCTGGATAGACGAAGCTGACAGCCTTCTGGAACCAGACTGGCGCAACATGTTGGCCACGCTCAAGTTTAGCCAGGAGGGTGAAGACCTGGCGCACGAGCTGTCCGCTCGCGACCCTCGATACACCGAGGCTGAGACGCAGGAAAAGTTAGACTTGTACCAAGCGGGCGCGCCCCCGTCCTGTGACACCATCGGCGCTGTGTGTGCCGGCGTTTGCAACCGGTGTCCCATGCGCGGCAAGGTGCCCAACCCTATGATCCTGGGCATGGCCGAGCGCGAACCGCAGCGGGAAGTGGCTATGGAACTTCCCGCGCCGACAACTGCACCGACAACTGCGCCGACAACTGCGCCCCAGAAAGCTGTAGCGTACATGCCGAAAGACTTCGGCATTGACGAGAAACGCAACCTCATTTACATGGTGGTGCCAGATGAAGACGGCAACAGCACCCGGCGTTATATCATCAACCGTGCGTTCTGGATCGAAGACCATGTGTACGACCAGGGCGATAATTGCTATTACACAACATGGTGTGTGCGTCAGACCAGTGGGCGGATAGATCGCTTTCAGCTGGAGCCTGGCGAACACGTCAGCCTGAACATAAGGTCGAGGCTTGCCACTATGAAGATCGGTATTCTAGGTAACGCAGCAGAGGCCGTGCGCCGGTACATGCAGGACAGTATCGAGGAAATAGAACGTAAGAAACCGGAAATGGTCGTTGCACGGCAGCTGTGCTGGGATCGTGACCGCACCGCGTTTGTCATGGGCGCGCACCGCTACGAAGGTGGGCAAAAACTGCCAGTAAAGCTGGGGGAACAAGCCGCTGAGTTGGTGGAGTTGATGCGTGAGCCACGCGGTACCGCCCGAGGGTGGGGCGAAGCTATAGAAACCCTGTACGCCGATCCGAAACGTGACCCCCTGCTGTACGCCCTGTGCTCTACCATCGGATGTGTTATGTCCCCCCTGGTACCGGAGGCGCAGTATAACGGCATCGTACTGGCACTGACTTCCACAGCTACGGGGCTGGGCAAGACGACCGCTGCGGAGCTGGGTTTCGCTGCATTTGGTGACCCCCGCCGCGTGACGATCCGCCGATTCAAGGGCGACACCGCCAACTTCCGCCGCCAGCGGATGGGCGTGCTCAACAACCTGCCAATCGTGTTCGATGAGTGGTCCGACATTGATGCAGACGGACTATTCGAGCTGACCTACGAGGTGGCAACGGGTACCGATCGAGGCCGCCTGGGCTCAGACGGCGTGGCGAGTGCACAGTTTACGTGGGGCACCTCCCCCGTGCTGACGGCCAACCACAACATGTCCGACCTGCTACGCACTGTGAAAGGTAGCGCAGAGGCCAACGCGGTACGCCTCATTGAGTTCCGGCTTGATGACCTGGGTATGGAGGCGACGGACCCCACCCATGTTAAGCGGTTGGTCCACCAGGCGTTAGAGAACTCCGGTGCTGCCGGCGAACAAATCCTGAAAGAGGTGACGCGTAACGTGGCAGAGATACGCCGACGCCTGGTCATCTGGGAAGACACAATCACCCTGCAGTTCCCCGCCCTGGCGGGGGATGCGTATCGCTTCTACCGCGCCCACATGGCCTGCACCTTTGAAGCTGCTGATATGCTGCGGCGACTGGGCATCGCCAACCTTGATGTTGACGCCATGATCGCCAGCGCCGGCCAGCTTGTCGAGTCCCAGGCAGCGCAGACCAAGAAGGACTACACCTTCGACGTGGAGAGTGTGATATCCGACATGCTGCGAGACGCTGAGACCCGCACCCACATAACCCTGGGCATGCCGAAGGACGGGCGAAAGCTGGCGCTGACTGTTCAGCAATGCAACGATCGTCGCGGGGCAGTGGCGCGGTTCATCATGGACACGGATGACACCCCGCCACTAGCAGCTAACACGTTGCTCATATCAGCTAAGTTTATGCGCGAGTGGTGCGCTGAAAACCGCCACGACTATCGGCGCGTAGTGGGTGCCTGCCAACAGCTAGGCCTGCTCGTTGACCTGGGTCCTGCATATGGCAGGGGCAAACTTACATTGACCCGCAACATGCGAGAGGTGCCGCACTCTGGGGAATCTGACTTGCTGGTGATTGATGCCGCGAAGCTATTAGGCATGCAGCAAGCGAGGATGAGCGCCGTCGCTGACGACAACGGTCAGAGCGAATACCCCGAGGCCCAGTGACAAAAAAGCCCCCACGGATGGGGGCGGAGCTATGCGATGAACCTACAACGGGTCAGTTCAAAGAAGACTTCGAGCGAAGTCCTCAGCCGCTACTGTAGCACGAACGCCCACATCTTCAACCCTTTCACGCCGGCGTTCCAACTCACGCGGTGCTCGCAACAAGGCTGACAGCGGCTGGCGATCAAAGCCGTTCTCTGCCCGGGCATCCTGCAGCGCCTGCCAATCCTCCCGCGCCTGGCGCATACCGGCACCGTCACCCGAGGCCCGCGCTTCACTGAACTGCGCCTTGAGTGCCGCGGTGCGACTGCGGTAAAATTGCTCATACCTAATCACCTGGCCGGTGGCTTGCTGCTGGCGAGTGACCAACGTCGATGGCAAGCCCACAGCCTGCAGCGCCGCATCAAGAAGGCCCACATCCTCTTCAGATACAACCAGCGAACCATCTCGCAAGCGCCGGCCATCGACAGCCAGCGCCAACCCCCGGATACCATCGCGAATACCTTTAGGCATGAGCTGCGCCAACCCCTCGACCACTTCCCGGTCACTGCCTTTATTCAAACCATTTCGGATTCGTTCCATGCCGTCAAATGCCTGGGGCACCAGACCGCCCACGAATGGCCCTGTCGCGGCCACCAGCGCTTTTTCGTAACCCTCCCGCCCAGCAGAGTAGTCTACGAACGGAAGCGGGTCAGCAACTGCCCCGGCGCCGATACGGCCAGACAGGTCCACCCCGAGTGCAGCAGGCACACCCTTGAGCAACAAGTCCGCCAGACGTTTGTTGTCCTCGCCCAGGGCACGGCGCACGTCTACCTCGAAGTTTGCCGGATCGTCATCATCTCCAGCCAAAGCAGAGTACGCCCACGCAGCCAGAGTGGCAGCTGGTAGCCCCATCCCACCGGCCAGCACGGCGTGGTTCACCATGAGGTAGCCAAACGCTGCACGGCCCAAGGCTCGCTCTTCCGGGCTGGCACCTTTCAGCGCCTGGTGAACGTGTCGGGCAAAGACGCTGAACTGGATGAACTGAAACTTCCGGAACTGCGTCACGAATTTGGGCAGCATGCGGATAAGTCGGGGCGCGTTCTGGTTGCTATAGTCCCCGTGTGTTTCCACAACAAGTTGATCAGCGTACTTCAGGGCTGCGGCGTAACGATCTTCTGCGGACTTGCTTGCGTGCTCTTGTGAGTTATACGCAAGGCGAAACCCTGCCAGAGCCGACGACATGCGGTTGATAACCTCAACCTTTCGCACGCCCAAAGAGAAGAGCCGCATCACTTTGGACAGCCCCTTGCTTATGGTGCCGGTACCCTGCCAGTAGCCCAATTCGGCTGCGATACCAAAGTCCAGGGTGCCGCGTTGCTGCAGTTCTGTGAGCATGCGCTTCTCTTCGGGGGTACCTTCAAACTGCGTAAGGTCCGCCGCCTCCTGCATGGTGGAGTTCGCCAGCACTTTAGCCGCGTCTGCCGTACCCGTAGCAATGGCGGACGCGGACGCCGCATACCCATACTTGGCCCCGAGTACCGGCTGCGTCATGATCCAAGGCTGTGTCATGTTCACCACATAATAACCAGGTGAAGTCAGCAGCATCCAGAAGGAACTCGCGGCCATTACCTTGTCCTGTATCGGTGTCGGCCTAAAGTCCAAGTCCATGTAGTGGCGGTCCAGCAGCTCGTTACGCAAACGGGTTCGCTCAAAGCTGTTGGTACTGCGCTTGGCAGCGGTCTTCAGCTCCTCGATAGCCTGCAGCAGTGGCTGTTGGTACTTCAATGCCGACAGCAGGTATGCATCGGCCTGCCCCTGAGTGGCAAAGGCACGCATCATGTCCTGGCTGGCGCCGCGCACGTAGTGGCGTTTCTGTTGTGCGTGGCGTGCATTGGTCTCATGCAGCGTGGATATGTACAGGTCCACCAGCAGCTTATCGACAGCCTTCTTGACCTTTGGACTCTTGATGTCATCGTTACTGGCGAACGCGTTGCGCAGTCGCTGCATCGACGCGAACGGCAACTCTCCGCCGACCTCTGGAATGGTTTCTTTCTCGCCGGCCCATACTCCCTCTTCTCCGAACTCCTGTGCCAACTGTGCTTTCAAGTGTTCAGCTTCAACCCGGCTGGTTGCGAACATGACCGCGTAGTGGTCGCCGTCAGCCTCCAGCTCGCGGGTAGGCTCCCCAGCAGCCTCAGCCTCCCGTAGCGCTGCCGACCGGGCCACCACGACATAGTTGCCAAATCGCCTGAGCGGGGCATAAGGGCCGTTTAAGTCGGTAATGGTCATCATGGCACGGCTCAGCTCCGCGTCCCGCTCAGCGGCAAGCCGGGCCTTTTCAGCAGCACTGTCCGCCTCGTCTATGAGTTTCGCATACTCCCGTCGGGTCACGTCACGAGTCATGTTGACCTTGGCTTCGAGGGTTTCCGCACCATGCTTGAACACCGCACGCACCACCGACTGGCCCTCTGGAGTCAGTGCGTTGTAGGCGTTGCGGTGCTTGGCACCCAGATCAGCCTCAGTGATATCATTGCGCCAGTCAGGCACGAATCCCCATTTCTGATCCATGGTCATTTCAAAGATGGCGCGGTCAACCTTGTTCTGCTCGGTAGTGCGCAACCCGGCGTAGTCCGACAGCACCTCTTCGACCTTGATCTCTATCTCGCGGGCGTAGTTAGCCTTCAAGCGGTGGTGGAAGTCCAGACTCTCGGCCTCAGCCCTCATACCCTGCCGCGCCGCCATCTGCACGATATCAGACGTGAAGGCCGCGCCTGTTACCACGCGATCGTACACAGCCTTACCCCATGTGCGGAGCATGCCCGTCGTGGCTTTCATACGACTGTCAGCCAACACGTTAGCTGCATCAGACTGCGGGGCCTCGCTAATGGAGAACAGCGCCGCCCTGCCAACTTCCACACTTTGATCGATGCCAGCCTCATAGCTCATCCTAAGCTGCTCGATGGCCATGCCGTGCGCGAAGTTAACGATGTCCACCGGACGCAGTGCGGCCTCGGCCCCAAGGATCCGACGCAGTGCATTCTGGATCAGGCGTACATATTCGGCCAACAGCCGAGACACGGCCGACCCTTGTGTGGATGGCTGAACCCCAGCGTTCACGGCCTCTTCGACGAAGTATGCGACGGTCTCAGCGGCTACCACCTCCGGGGGCATGTCCCGCCCGTAGTTCTGCAGATAGCTACGCTGGGCGTTGGCCACACGGCGCATCGCACGCTGTGCCAACGCCCCCTCCGCCCCGGTACCAGACTCCGACCACTGGGCGATCCTACCCAGCATACCTTGGTACGCGGCCAACCCTTCGGCGCTGCTGGTCAGCCCCTGGTCGAACCCGATGTGACTGCCAAGCTCATGCATGATGACCGCCCGTTCACGCCCCCGGGCGATGTTGTCCGCGATGAAATACGCGACACCATCCAAGACAAACGCCTGAGCCTGAGTGCGGGTGGTGCCTGGCAACTCGATGCCGTAGAAATCCTCCAGCTGGTCCACACTCTGCACCACCTCGACAACCCCCGATTGTTCCGCCAGGTTGCCGAACAGGCTGCGCAGCTCGCCCCACACACGGTCTGTGCCCACCTCGGGGTCGAGGACTTCTGCCAGGCTGGCACGGGGGGTGCGTCGCTTGGGCTTTTTCTTGACTATGGTTCTACGGCTGCTTGTAGCGAGGCCATCAGGGTCTGCTGCTGGGGCTGAGTCGGCGCCTGCCCCCGGCTCAGCAAGTCCGGCCCCGGCCGGGTCGCTTCCTGTTTCAGGCGCTGCAGCTCCCGCTGCTCCGACGGCTGCAGCTGCCCCTGGCGCTCCCCTTCCTGCAGCAGCTGCAGGGCTTCCATTTCGCTGGGTGATATCATCGCGTATCTCCTGAACAAGTAGGCGCATTTCCTCCTGCGGCGACAGCCGGGAGTCCACGCTTTGGTTTTCGTGTAGTAACTGCAGCTGGGCGGCAAACTGGTATTTGTAGGGCGGGGGGAGTTGATCCCAGCTGACGCCGGCAGAGGCTTCGACCGTGTTCGCCCACGCAGTCGGGGCCAGTTGACCAAACGGGCTTGCCTCCAGATACTGTTGGCGGCCCCGTTGTACCTCCTGAGCCTGGGTCAGGCGCTGTTGCAGCTCGGCGGTGGCATCGGGCTCGGCGGCTTCGAGTGCGGCGGCGTTGCGCTCGACCCAAGTGCCAAGTCCCGCCGCCTCAACCTCCCGGTTCATGCGGGCGTCAGCCGTTGCGAGGATCTGCGCATTGCCGCCACCGACACTACTGACCTCAGCCAGTCCGGCCTCTGCAGCGTCCGCAGCCAGCTGCTGCTCCAGTGCATCCTGGTCAGTAACAGCGGACATGTTGGATGTAATGTCCTCTGGGAGCGTGACAGCCGGCCCCGCCCGCTCCTGGGTGCCAAGCGTTTGTCGGGCTTGCTGCAGTGAACCCATGCGTTCGGCGACGCGCGGGCCAACGGTGGTGCGCATCGCGTTGGCAAGCACCCGGGGGTTGTAGGTGGTGCCGGTCTCAGCCTGCATGGCAGCTGCCACGTCGGGGTAAATCAGGTTACCCCTCGCATCCATGTAGTTGCCAAGGGTACCGTCTGCTATCCGTGCTGTGAGGAAATTGTACAGCTCGGACGCCGGACCCTGGCGGCGGAACGTAACGTCCCCGGGTGTTGGTTGTGCAGCGGCTGCGTCTTGGGCACGCAAGTTCTCTTCCAGACTCTGGCCCGTCAAGTCTCGCAACATGCCGTCCACGGCATTCTGGGTGCCCGTTGACTGGGTCGCCTCTCCCACTTCCAACAGCGTGCTGATAAGCTCGTCCCGGGTCTCCGCACGTTGCAAGCGTGGCGCCAGGCGAGGGCTGATGTTGCTCACCTTCAACTCTTGCCCGCCCACGTCCTGTGCATAGGCAAGCAGCTGTCGGCGGGTCTCGCCTGTATCCGTCAGGAACGTGGGCATGTCGCGCTCAATGTAAAACTGCTGCGCTGCAGTTGGTTGTTCGGCGACACGTTGGGCCAGGTTTTCTGGGGGCGGCGGTCCCTGTACCGGCTCCGTCGGGCGGTTGAACATACCGTCCAGTTCAAACTCAGCCAAGATACCTTGCAGCTCCTGGCGTTCTCGACTGAGAGCTTGCAGCTCACGTAGCGACTTACTGGCAGCGGCGGGGTCTTCGTTGATAGCGGCATCAATTCCACCGGATAGCTTGTCGATCCGCTTGGTAATCCGGTCCAGGCGTCGGGTAGCCGCCTGGTGGGACAGCGTGGCTTCAGACACGCCCACACCCTTTAGCTCATCCCTAAGCTGCTGCAGTCGCTCGGTCGCCATGTTGGCCGCTTGTAGGTTCCCAGACCGCGTGGCTGACCGAGCGATGCCCACCATGCGAGTGTACTCGGCACGTAGCTGCTCAGGCGACGGGGTTGCGCGACCCTCGCGTGCCAGGTTCATTGCACTTGGTGCAGCCTCGGTACCCAGATCGAGCCGACCCTGAGTAGCCTGATCGAGAATAAGGCTGGTGGGTTCTGGACTTTCCGCGGTGAGGTCGGTTGGCTCGGTTGAGAAATCCAAGGTTGCCTGCGCCGGGTTGCTATAGTCAGTCCCGGTGAGGAAGCCATTAATCTGCGTCTGCCGGCGCTGCAGCTGGGCCAGTTCCTGCAGGTCTTTCTGCGCATTCTTGGGTGTGTCGCTGGCCAGCGCCCTGTCGATCTGCCCATTCAATTTTTCCACGCGCTTGTTGATCTTGTCCAGCTCCCGGGCTGACGCCTGGGGGGACAGTAGTACAGGGTCTATGCCATTGGCTTTCGCCTGCTCCTGCAGGTTCGCCATCTGCTCAGCCAGCTGCGCAGCCTGCGCCGGGTTGGTCCCTGCCAGCGCAGCGGTCTGACTCTGGAGTAGAGCATACTGGCTGCGCATGGTATCGATGCCAAGGGCTGCAGCTGCATCACCGCCAGGTGCTATCGGGGCGGTCGGCTGCAACTGAAAATCTTGGTCGGGTGCTGCGGCTGCGAGTGTTGCGGGATCGCCGGTTAAGTCTCGGGGGCGTGCAGCGGGGATCAGACCAACACCACTGCCCATTACACTGCCCGCCGCCATGCCAAGTGCCACGTTCTCAGACAGACGATCGTTCCACACCTCGCCCTGCGCCAGGTTGGCAAGGACGGTCTCGATGGCAGACTGCGGCGCTTCCTCGAATACGCCTTCAGTCACCGCACCCCCGACAACACGTCCGGGGATAGCACGAACACCGGCACGCTGACCTTCCCGCGCAGCAGCTCGACCACCCCCCGCCAGTAAGGTGTCGATGTCCGATACACCGATGCGCCGGGCAAGCGCACCGCCACCGATACTCGTCGCCGTACCGAGGCCGCCGGTAAGGGCTGAGTACAGCGCGGCTTCCTCATTACCCACGCCTGCGTCCGTGAGGGCTTGCTGTTGCTGCCCAGCCATTATGGCACCCTCGCCCACGGCCCCCGCGATAAGTGGGCTGGCAATGAGCCCCGCCCCACGGAGTAGCGCACCGATGCCGCCGGACGCCGCCATGCTGGCGCCAGACTCACCTACGGTACCCGCCAGAAACGCGGGGTTGGCCGCCACCGCAGCAAGCGCGGACGTGAAGCCGTCAGCCTCCTGCCATGCCTGCTGGCCAGTGTAGTAACCTGGGGAGTATTCGATCTCGGCAGTGCGGTCGGCCCAGGCCCCAGGTTGGAACCCCAAGGCTTCGCCCATGAGCTGACTGCCTTCCTGGAACACGGGGGCATCGGTGAACCGGCCATCGCGTCCGGTCCGCTCCATGTAAGGCGCAGCCCACTCGTTGAGGGGGTCTGCGAGAGCGGTCTGTCCTACAAGGCCGAGGGCGGTGTCCCCGAGGCCAGCCAGCACACCTGGCAGCCGCGCCGCGCCAACCTTCAGGCCGGTTCCGAGGTCTCCAAGCGCTGAGGTGTTGCGACGGGCAGCGAGTTCTTCTTGTGCCCGTCGTGCTTCACCCATCTGTTCAGCGAGCACGGAAGCCCGCTGCAGTTGGTCAAGGGTTGGTGCCGCCATAGCTAGTAGCTCCTACTACTGCGCGACTGCCTCCCCGTTTGGTTTGCGAGCCGCCGCAATCATTTTGTTGAGTCGATCGGTACCGAAGAACATTACCACGTCTTTAGGTAGGACGAATTCCCCGCTATCCAGTTTAGCAGGGGCCGCACCATCCACGACAGCTGGGATTGAATCCGTAGGTGCCGATGGGTTGGTATCCACTACCATCTTACCGCTCACGTCGGAAGGGTCGGGCACCATGCCCCCCTCTGCAAAGGTCATCGCCGTCTTTGGTGCGCCCATGCCCAAGGTACTGAACTGGCCGAAGGATACCACAGGAGCCCCTGCCTGCCTGGCAGCTAGGACGTATTCTCGGTACCGGTCAACATCTTGACGAGCAGCCCCGGCATTGGGTGCGGCCATCGCAGCGGCACCCTGTACGACACCGCCGTTCGCATACCCCACAGCCTCGTCCTCAGCCATCACACGGTCAAGGGCGGATGACATGTCCAGCAGGCGGTTGGCGGCTTCAGGGTCGCCCCCCTCAATCGCGGACAGGTAGCTCTCGAACAGCGACTCCCGCGGGTCGAACTGGTTGCGAGCCTGTGCAGCTGCCAGTGCCCCCTCGTTTGATAGCTGCTGGCGCTGCAGCAGAGCCTGGTTGTCCAGCGCGGATCGCATCATCCCGGTCTGCGCCTCCTGTGCCGCCAGGGCGCTAGCCCGTTGGCCCTCGGCGGAGGATAGCAGCCCCGAGACGGCGTCACCGCGGGCCTGAGCGTTTGCGTCTCTAATACTATCCTGCAGGCGTACACTTACTCCCCACCCCCGGCGTCCCTGTGGTACCGCCTGTTGGGGGGCGTTGGAGATGGCGCGGTTAATCTGGTCCTGTAGTGACAGGCCCGGGTTAGCCGCCGCGTTACGAGCGTCGATCGCACGTTGCCGAATGGCGTTGGCTTCCTGCATCCGAGCAGTCACCGCTGCCATATCGCCGGCAGAGTTGACTGGGGTCCGCACGTTGCCAGGTGTTATCGCTCGACCACTGGCAGTGACCACCCCATTTTGTAGCCCCCGCCGAATCTCGGCAGCAAGTGCAGAGTTAACTTGTTGCTGGGCATCAGGGGCAGTCATTGCACGAGCGCGGTCTGCTGCACTGATCACCTCGAAGTTACCCCGCTGTGTGGTGGCGTCGGCTCGGGCGTCGGCTCGGGCGCGGTCTGCTGCACTGATCACCTCGAAGTTACCCTGGCGCGGTGCCACGAACCGGGCCACGTCCGGGTTGTTCCGCAAGAACACTTCGCGTTGCGACAGTACCTGGCTCGCAGTGCCGGGTGCTGAAACCTGCTGCCGGCGCTGTGCGGCCAGCTGCTCCGCCCGCTGCTGCGCACCCGCAAGGTCGGGTGATATCGGCCCGGTCCCAGCCCCCCCGGCCCGGTAACTGCTCATCGGGCCTGGCAGGCCATACATCAGCTCATCTTCGTCCATCACAAAGCTCCTCTGTGCATACCGTGGAGTGCGTTAGGGCTTTGCCCCAATGCCATCCGAAACGCCTCGGCCTTCGCCTCCCGCAGGTCTCGCAGCCAGACATCCCGATACAGCCGAACAGCCTCAGGATCTATGGTCTGTGAGTCGTAGGAACGGAGTGCAACCGCCGCCGCGTAGTACGTCAGCGACCGATGCCAGTGTTCCGGGATACTGGGGGACGAGGTTTCGTCGAAGCTATCCTCTGGCAGTGTAGCCGCGGTTATATAAACCGTGTACTCCGCATCCGGCGTTGGGTACAGCATCANGTAAGGTCGCGCCCCTGCCGGCTCATGTACCCGCGGGGTTGGCCTTCGGACTGTGCCCCGTAAAGTTGGTTGGCCGTGACTTGTTGTAGCGGAAACCCCGCACTATCATGGACTGCCTTCACATGCAGCAGGTCTGGCAGTGGGTATGTAGCAGTGCGGGCCACAGTCACCAGCGATACCCGGTCTCGGATAAGGCAGTGCGTGTGGCCCGCAAACGTGTTCTCCGCGTCGTTAAGTAGCCGCAGCAGGTAGTCATCCTCCCAGTGCTGCGGCTCGCTAACATCCCCCAACAAGTCATGGCGCAGCTCTTGTAAAAGCTCCGCACCATTCATGCTACTTATCTCCGTCGTTAAACCCTTCAAGCTCTCGAAGGGTCGCCTCTAGATCCTGCTCGGGTTCCGCTTTGGGTTCCGCTTTGGGTTCCGCTTTGGGTTTTGCTGGCTTACGTGTCGCCGACTTCTTGGGCTCGGGCGCAGGCTCGGGCGCAGGCTCGGGCGCAGGCTCGGGCGCAGGCTCGGGCGCAGGCTCGGGCAACAGTGCTGCGGCCCCACCCCCCTGCAGGTTTTCAACCACATCGGCGGCACCCAGCTCGGTGTCCACGATAGGTGCCCGCGGCTTCATGGAATCCGGCAGAAGAGTGGCTGCATCCGGCAGCGCCTTCGTTTGGAATTCTTCGATCTCGGGTTCTGGCTCCGGTGGGGGTTCCATAACAACCTTTAGATTGTCGTCAACGAGGACCCGCTCCATATCCTTGCGAGCGGCCAGCTCCCCGTGCAGGGGGAACAGTTCGTTGGTACCCTTGCGGCGCAATACTGGTCGTGCCATGGGGTGTTCTCCAGTTTAGGTGGGGGCCGTAGCCCCCGCGTGTTACTCGGTCAAGTGCGCAAAGATGCCAAACTCGATCTCGACGTTAGCCGCGCTGATCGAAAGACCGGCCCCCGGAGCTGCCCGTAGCCAGAGTTCCATGTCTTTCGCAAGTGGGACTCCCTGGGGGTCCATGAACGCGACGTACCCGGGGGTCGCGGGGTCGATATCCAGAACGGGTGAACCATCGACAGGCGTGCTCCAGTCAAGCTCGACAACGTTACTAGGTGTGCCGGCCTCGCGCAGTTCAAGTCTGAACGAGTCCCCGGCAGCGGCCACTTTCGAGCGCACAATCCCTGACATCGGGACCGTACCAGCTGGGAGGAGGCCGATACGGATAAAGTCACCATGCTGCAACGCACGGTTGGCAGCGTTGTAGTAGGCGGTGTAAGTGCCTGCACCAGGGATGCTCATCAGGATGCTGCCAGCAGCGCGATCGGACGGCTCCCCGTTGCTAAACGTAGTGTAGTCAGCCATTTTAGTATCCTCACTTGTTGGGGGGCCAGCAGCCCCCCGTTCGGTTTAACCCTTGGTTACGTACGCCGCAGTCAGGCACTGACCGTACAGCACTTCAAAACCGTAGACCATTAGCCCCTGCATCAGGCGACCGAACGTGGACTCGGCTTCTAGACTACGGGTGTTGGTCAACTGCGTGGCGAAGGTGATGCCCTTCTTAGTGCCTGCAATGAAGTGGGTGGTGCGGTCGGCGCCGTCCTGGTACATCGGCAAGTGGTTCACGTTGTAGACCGTGAAGCGGTCGATGGTGCCCACCATGCCGTTGCGCTGCATACTGGTTGCGTCGCCGGAGAAACCAGCGTCACCCAGGTCAGACAGCTTGATCAGCGTAGTCGCCCAATATGGCAGGAGGAGGAAGCGGCCCGTCTCTTCGACGTTCTGCTCATCCAGCACCTGGCCCATGTAGAGGATGATTTCCAGGATGTTGCTGCGTGTGATCTGCAGCGGGGCACCCAAGCCACCCAAGTTGATGTTGCCGGAGATGCGGCCAGCATTGGTGCCCACGTTGTGCGGGTCAATATCCGGCACGATGGAGCCAAGCACCTTAGTATCGAGGCGCAGCTTCATCTGCTCGGAAGCATCTTCCGCCCAGAGTTTCATCTGATCGATGTCCTGCTGCACTTCGACCACGTTATCCAGTATCGCTGACCAGTACAGGCCCTTGTCGATCAGGAGTTCACGACGGCCACCAACTGGACGCTGGTGCTGTAGGGTCTGGCCGATCTGATATTCATGGATATCCATTGTCGGCATGGTGCGGATGATGACCTTGTCGCCAATGCGCTTGATTTCACCCTCGTAGTCGGTGTTGGAAATGACCGACAGGACGGTGGAATCATAATACTTGGTCAACATGTTGGTAGACCAGATTTCCGGGATGAATACGCCGGAGTATTGCGGCTGGCCTGGCACTGTAGGATACATAAGTAACCCCCTTATCGATTAGCTACAACACGCCCTTCGGTTTGGGCAGCGGCGATTTCTCGCTGTAGCTGCTCGAAGACTTCCGGCGTGTACTTCTTGTGGTTGGTGTATACAGCGGCGATTTCACCCTGGGTCCACACACGCTTCTGTGGCTGTGTGGCTTGGGGGGCTTCAACCGCCGTGCCAGAGTCTGGCACGATCTGTTGCTGCAGTTGTTGTTGCGCGGTCTGCTGTTGCTGTTGCTGCGGTTGGGCTGCTGCTGGTGTCTGGCGGCCAGGCCAGTTCTGGTAATAGTATGCGGCACCTTCTGCGTCCCGAGACTGGATGGCACGGGTGAACTCGGCGAGGCGTGGCCCGAGCTCTGTGATCCACGCGATGAACGCCGGGTCTCGGTCTACAGTGCGCCAGTCTGGGACGACTGCTGCCAGGTTGTTCTCGAATACCTGCTTAGCGTTAGCACTTGTTGTGGTTTCCACCTGCTGCAGTTTCGTGCCAACGTCGCCAAGGCGAGCGTCGATCAGTTCCTTAAGCTTAGCTTCAAGGGTAAAGGCTTCCTCGCGGAACACCCGACGTGTTAGGTCAATAGTATCCGCACCGAAGTTGGTAACGTCTGCTTCAGTGACCAATGCCGGGGCCTGGGGGGTCGGCTGCGGCTGCGGCTGCTGTTGCGGCTGCTGTTGCGCCTGCTGTTGCTGGGCCTTTAGAAGGTCGCCCACCAAGGCACGCAGTTCGGCGACCTCACTGTTCTGTGGCTGCTGCGGCTGCTGTTGCGGCTGCTGTTGCGGCTGCGGTTGCGGCTGCGGCTGCGGTTGCTGTTGCGGTTGCGGTTGCGGTGCAGACTGGGGGTGGATTTCGGCCAGTATGGCGTCGAAGTCCAGCGCCTCTGGCTGCTGGGGTTGCCCACTCTGCAGCTTAGCAAACTCATTCTGCTGGCGCTGCTGCTGGTCCTGCTGCTGCTGGGAAACCACGTTACCCTGAGCGTCCAGTACGTACCCCGGGGGCAGCAGCCCCGCAGTGGGGTCGGCAGCATGCGGCAGCTGCATGTGCGCGGGCTGCTGCATCGGCTGCTGCATGTGCGCGGGCTGCTGCATCGGCTGCTGCGGGTACTGCTGGGCCTGCATCGGCTGCTGCGGGTACTGCTGGGCCTGCATAGGCTGCTGCGGGTACTGCTGGGCCTGCATCTGGGCAACCATCTGGTCTACGCTGGTCTGTGCCTGGCGTAGTGCGCGGGGGATTACTACTTGGTGGTTCATAATTACTCCTGGTGTATGAGTTTGAGCACTTCATCAATGAACCGGGCTCGCCCTTGCAAGCGCCGTATCAATTCTGGGTCGTCTACATCAACCAACCTATCAGCGGTATCTGTATAACAGCGGGAAAGAAAGTCTTCCACCCGTGACCCCCGGAGATGCTGAAGTTCTCGTTTTTCTTCTGGTGTTGGTTTCACAGCCATATTCTAGCCCTTTTATTCCGCAACGTGTTAGCCAGCCTGTGGAGTCATCGCACTTTGCGAGAAATTATCCACCACCGGGGCACCGTCCATAAGCCGTTCTCCGCCACCGACTGGAGCCGGGCCACCCTGCGGTGGGGGTTGCTGCGCCCCCATCGCCTGCTGGGCCAGCACCTCGTCCGGTGGGATGATCTTGCTGATGTCCATGTCCAGGCCCTTAGCCACCTCACGCAGCACCTGTGCGCGGCCCCGCGGCCCCACAATCTGGGAGTCTATCGGGTTGGCCGTAGCGTTCAGGAACTCATTGCGGCGCATCTGCAGGGATTCCAGGCGCATGAGACTTAGGGCCCCGCGTGCTACCACTTGTGCATCCCCCTTCACAGTATCGTCCTCAGCATACAACATGTTGTGCATGTAAAGCTGCTCCAGCATCAAGCGCAACACATTCAGATCAACGTTGGACACCACGCCCTTAAGCCCCTTGTTGGCTGCATCCATAAGCATAGACAGCCCGGAAGCGGTGCGTCCAGCCCCAGCCACCCGGTCGGAACCGGCCATGTATCGCGGCATCAAACTGAAGTCATCTGCCAGCTGGTAGAACTTCTCGATCACAACCAAGAGTTCCTGCGCGTTGGACTGTGGTTGGAAAAAGTCGATGGGTCGAAGTGAACTGTTCCCAAACTCGGATTCCCTAAACTGGAACATGGCCCATGGGTGCAAGCGTGACAGCTCCTCACCTGGCGCCAGCCGGTCCACATTAAGCCCCACCATTGGACCAGACGCCATGGACATGTTGTTCGATAACGCACGGGTGGCAGCATTGATCACACCCTGCACGTCGTCCAACACGTCACACAGCCCGTTACCCCAGAATTGCCCTGGCAGGTCTTCGAGGCTGGACTTGTAGTAGGGGCGTTTTCCCAGGGGGTTGTAGTTCAGCTGGGCCTTGATCACCCAGCGATCGATCAGCCACACAGTGGCCTCATACGCACGATCTGGGTCGTCCACTTGGTCTCGGGGCATGCCCCATGCCAACAGGTCACTGCCTTTGACTGGTCCGTGATAGTTCACGCAGTCGTACTGGAAGTTCTTTTCCTTGAGCTGCGCGGCCACGCCGTCATCACTGCCAGCGGTGTCTGCGTTACCGATCCCCATCCAGCCTGGCCCGCTGCCGGCGTGTCGCAGCACGTCGCGGATAGCCTGCTCGTCGTAGCCGGGCACACCGATCATGTCATAGAGCTGCGAATACGAGAAGGTTATGTGTTCGATAAAGAACCCGTCTTGCGGCGTCACAGCCCNGGTCTACCGCCTCGAACTCTGGCACCAACGTCGATTCTACCTGCGGCTTACCGTTGCGCCACTTCAACGCTTTGCGGCGTCGGATAACCGGCCCCTTGAGGACTGCTGCGGGGTACGCCGCCAGGTAGGAAATGAATGCACCCATTGCATCGACGAATCCGCCCTGGGCAAGCTGGTCCTGCATCAGGCGCTCCATCCGGGCAGTGGTGTCCTTCGCGTCGTCGCGCACACGCTGCTCCACGATATCCGTCGCCATGGCTCGCATCTGCCGCACCTGTTCAGCGTTGNGGCGGCACCGGTCTGCAGGAACATAGCCGCCAGCTCCGCACCCACCGCCTGCTCGATGGCCATGCGAGCGTCGTCCGGTATATCTGGCTGCGGCGTAGGGGCCAAGGTCCACGGCTCCTCAGTCTGCCCCAGAAACACGTCCTTTATCCACGCTTCAAGCACGCGGCACTTATTAGCCGTAATCCGATTGTAGACTTCTGAACCACCGAAGTTGCGGATCGCCGCCAACTTGTCCGGGGCGTACTCGCCCATCCTGGCGCGGCGTGCGTTGCGCATGCGTGGGAGTACCGCGTTCTTTGCATCCCGGGCCTGCTGCCAGGCATCCATAACTTGTTTGGCCAGCCCCACCAACATTGGTTTTTGCTGCGCCAGCAGTGCAGCCTGGTGATCATACTGCGCCCGTTCCAGCATCTGGGCTCGGGCGGTTTCCCCCTGAGAGGCCACCCGTACTAGCCCCATTGCACTTGCCATTACATCGACTCCCATCGGCTGGGGGTTGGGCCTGAGTCGGCGTCCAGCCCCACGTTGTAGTTTTGCGTCCGACTAACCATATCAGAAGTCTGGCTGGTGCCGGAGGCCGCAACACTACCAGAGCCTGACAGGTGGGCGCCAATGTTGATCCCCGACATGGCACCGGCGGCCACCGTCGCGGCCACGCTGCCTGCAGACCGTAGCGCTTCCAGCTGGACGCTGGCCTGCTGTACCTGCTGCTCCATGAGGGCGATGTAGCGGCGAGTCTCGGTTTCATACTGCGAGATGCCTACTCGCATCTGGGCCTCGTACCCGCTTATCTGTGCGCCGGCAACACTGGACTGCGCGCGGGCGATCGCTGCCAGGCGTTCAGTGTCAGCGTTGTAGGCGGAAGCATTAGCCTCGATCTTGGCGACCTGCGCTCGCAGCAGTTGGTTGCTCCGTTCAAGGTCGGCACGGTACTTCTGTATGATCTGCTCATTGCTACGAATGTCTGCATCCATGCGCTTGATATCCACATCCGCCACCGCAGCCTGGCCGCTCACATAGGACGCGTACCCCCGAGCTTCCGCGTCTGCGATCTGTGCCTTGCCCAACTCGCCACGAATGCGGGAGTCGTAGGCATCGAACCGCACCTTGTCGGCTGCAACCTTCTCGCCATAGGCCTGAACCTCAGCCCGGTACCGCTCGATGCGGGTGCGCTGCTGTTCCGAAAACGCGTTGGCCCCCGCGATCTCGGCCCGGTACAGTTCAACCTGCGCCAGTAGCCCCCTAACTTGTTCGGCGTACACTCGGGTGCGCTGCTCGTTCAGGGTGCCCTTGGCAAGCTCGGCTTCGATCTGTGCCTGCAGAATGCTGATCTGTCCCTGCAGCTGGGTGCGGTACACCTCAGCCTCAACGGACAGCGCCGACATCTTGGCGTTGAACAGCGCCACCTGCGCGTTGTAGTAGGCCAGCTGGGCCTCTAGCGTGGCGCGTGCAGCCTGCAAGGACCGCTGCGCCATATTATTGTGGATGTTATAGAAAACCGTCTCAGCGGCCACTGCTTGCTCCGCAGCCCACCGCACGTTCTCTATCTGGATACGCGTAGCTTCGATCGCCAGGTCACGGTTAGCGGCCTGTTTGGCAAGAGCCGCCTGGCGTCGAACCTCATCCTCGCGTGCAGTTTGTGCGCCGTGTGGCTCTACATGGTTGCGGCGTGAGAAGTCCAGGCGTACCTCGCTGATCAGGCGGCGGACGTCTCGGTCCTGCTGGTCAGCTACCCGATCCCGGATGGCTTGTTCGATAGCGGCCGGCAGGCCGTTACTGCCAGCCCACACTTCGCGTACCAGCTTGACCACGTCGCCCAGCACTTCCGGCTTGTATTCAGGCTCAGCCCACTGGAGTATCGGCGCAATCGGGGATCCTTGGAACTCGGGAGACTGCTTGTCCCAAACGGGTAACAGGCTCTGATCAAATGCGGGTAAGGATACCTGCAGCAACGCCGGCAGGTTTGGCACAACCAAATTAGGCGCAGCTGGAATGTCCCGTTCTTCAATCGGCGGGGCCTCAGGGGCAAGGCCGTAGTCCCCCGGCTGGGGCGCGGCCGGTATGTCCAGTTGCAAATTGCTGGGGTTGAACGGGGCGATGACTAAAGCACTTGGATCGAACACGTCTCCGAGCCGAACGGTCGGTAAGCTGCCTGGGTTCACATCACCAAAACTGGTGGGGTCTAGGTCTGGCAGCTTGAACGCGACCTCGGGAAACGCAACCAACTCCGGGCGCTCTGGAGGATCGCCCAGTGCGTCGAAGTCAAAGCTCACATTCGCCAGCTCTTCTAGGGTATCGAGCGCTTGTTCCTGTGATAGGTCCGCCCAGCGGCGGGCGTCTGTAACCCCACCCATTACGAAGTTCCGCACGATCTCCGTGTGGGCGTATGCCTCGTTGTAGGGGTTCGACACCCGTTGTGGGTTGCTCGGTCTAAGCGCCATTACCGTTTCCTCGTCAGATCGCTGACAGTTGCTTCCAGGTCAACCAAGTTCAACTGCCCACCGTCAATGTTTCGTATGCGGGTGCGCCAGTAACACCCCCGCAGCCCCACACCCAGTTTAGCGCGTTGGCTCTGCGGTGCCGCCCTAAGCATGGGCGGTATTGTGTAAGGGTACCACTTGTTGTCCATATCGGTGACTTGCACTTCCAACAACAGGGGGTCTCCCCCGGCGCTGCCAACCCACATATCGTGTACGATCTTCTTGCGGATGTCCTGGGTCGGCAGTCCAGCGCGGTCAGAGGCTCCCAGGGATAGCACGCCCCATTCAACCGCGGCGCTAATGCTGCCCCCCGCGTCCTGGTCGCCCCCCAGCAGCAAGAGTCCTTCCGGCCCAACGCCGAACGTGGCGTCCCCCGCACTGGCAACAGCCCTGACGCGGTAGCTGTCGTACCGCCACGCCGCACCACTTTCCAGGTTCATGACCCACGCCGCGCCGAACACGTCTCGCACCCGGTCATGAATCGTGGCGTGCTCGCGCAGTGCATCAGACCACACAACCAGGTCGGATACCCGGTCGCGGAGGGTGGCGTGCTCCCGCACCCAGTCCCCAGACTCTGCATTGCCGCGCACAATGTCGCGGATCGTTGCAGCTTCGGCCAGCCTGTCGCGGATGATATCCGTGAAGCGGTCATGCAGCACAGCCGCCGACCGCAAGGTGTCGATCACGGTGTCATGGTAGCGGTCACGGATGCGACTGCGTGACTGGACCCGACTTGCCAAGGCTTGTGCGCCCTGCACCCTGTCACGGATACGAGCGTAGATTCGCAACCGGTCCAGCGCCCAGTCTTCTGCACCATCCAGAATGCGGGCGGCTACTGACAGCCTGTCACCCAGTATCGGCTGCAGCCGATCACGGATACGGGCATGCTCGCGCACCCGCTNGGAGCGTGTCACCACTACGTCGTACGGGGTGAACTCTCGGACTATCCGATCGCGGATGCGGACGGTGTCTCGGAGGTAGTCTGTCTGGCGCTGAGTCGGTGACTCCAAGACTGGCAAGATGCCTTCGATATAGGGAGGACCCGCCAGGCCTTCGCCCGCCGCGACGAGCATTCGGGGGCACGGCACTTCAGCCCTAAGAACCGGCTCAAACTCCGCCATGGCTAACAGTTTAGGCGCCGGTACTTCGGCGGCGGCCCCCGTGTTGGTGATACGGTACGCCCAGGCCGTCAAGTCTGGCGCTGGGGTAACCGCGTTGACCCCAACAAGCGGAATGTATCCTGTCCACTGTGCGGCACGTACCACCGGCACCGGCGTAAGGATTTCAAGCGTCGGCCCCTGCGAGGCTCGCACTTCTGGGGGCTTGACCTGCATATCGACCCGAGCGTGCGACGTTCGCAGTGTGGCCTCTGGTGCTGGAGCCAACAGGGGCCACACTTGCCNGAGGGAGAGGCACGTAGGCGGCCATACTGCCAGCAAACTGGCTTGCTGTGACTCCAGGAGCAGGAACCTGCAGGTTGCCGCCCTTCGCGATTCCCTGCGCACCGCTGGGGATCGGGACTGGCACGTCCAGCGCTGCTTCCCCCAGCTCTGCTTCCGGGAAACATTCTATATCAAGGACCCGATCTAACGGCTGCGCGAAGGTGACAGCCAGGTAGACTTCCCCGGATGGGCTGTCCTCGACCGAGTGTACCAGCTCCCCGTAAGGTTCCGTCTCCGTGGTCGCACCGACATAGAACTCAGTAGTTCCGCCAATGCGCCGAACCGTAAACCACGTAGCCTCACTGAAGCCACTCCACGCAGTTACACTAGTACCATTAACAGTTACCTGGAAGCGGCCTGTGCTTATGCGGAAACCGTGCGTAATCGTGTACGGTTCGGGAGAGTACGGGCCTTGTCGAAAGCCAACTACCGCGCCTGCGATACCCGCCTCTACCAGAACCCGAAACCCCCCGTTACTACGCAGAGTTTCTATGCTGCGTGCGCCGCCATCCCATGTAACACTCACCGGGGACCCCCGTTAGATTTTCTGCCAGCCGCAATAACAGCGCTTAATGATCTTCAAGCCAGAAACCGCTTGTGGGACCCTGGGTATTAATTCGATGCAGTAGCATACGTAAGTATACCCAGGACCATACGGGCCGAGGCTCGAAGAGCCGCCCGGCTTTGGAGTTTTACCTTCAAACTCTGGCGGCGGGGGGACCCGCGGCACTGGGATTGTAGGATCACCAATATCCCCAGGCACTACCGGTGCGGGCGTCCTATACAGTATGCCCATCAGAACCTCCTTACGGGGACGGCGGCATCGCCAGCGAGAAGTAGTTGAGGATAAATGGCACGGATGGGTCCAACAGCGGCTCCATGACCAAGTCGGCATTCACCGTGCCTGACGTGCCTTGTACGCGCACCGCAGTCGCACTTGCGGCGTCGTCGTCTGATCCCAAGACGAAGCGCCAAAACGTACACTGCCCCGCCATAAGCGGCGTACCCTGCCACACTTGCCCGGTTTCCTTGGACAGTACCGCGCCTTGTGGCAGCTCGAAGTTCAGGCCCCCGCCCGTACCGCCGTCCGTAAGCACACACAGCAGGTTAGCAGCCCCAATACTTTCGTCTGCCGCCGCTGGGATCGCGCCGCCGTACAGGCGCAACTCTCCGCCTGTAAGCGCACCGCGAAAACCAGTATTCCCCATTGCTGCGTTTCGCAACCCAACTGAATAGTTAACCATAATTCAACCTCGTCCCAGGAAATATAAGCGCGAACCCATTCACAGAACGCTGCTCACCGTTGTATATGTTATAGCTGTTCAGGATCAAACTGTCCCTCGCCAGCCCGTCAATACGAGGATAATACTCGGAATATCGCCCGTCGTCCTCGCCGTTCCACACAAACCGCCACCACCCCACCTCTCCGTTTGCAACGCCCCGGATGATCCATGGGCCGTCCTCACGAACAGTAAAGTCGTCCAGTCTAAGCCCCAGTCCGTTGTCTATGTTGTTCGGATAAGGTACCTCCCCCGTCGAAGAAATGTACCCCACAAGCTTACCCTGCTCGGCATAGTCCGCCGCGTCAGGCTGTGCCCCAGTGAACAAGAGAATGCGCCCCCTATTCATCAGAGCCATCAGTCCATGATCCAGCAGCATTGCGCGCCGTAGCCCAGTGCTCACGTTAATTGCCACCGCCACCCCCCTCGGGGTCTACCCCATAGACACAAATCCCCATGCTGTAATACTCCCCGGCATTTATGATAATCGTATCGTAATCTTCAACCAGTCCACTTGCATAGGCAATATCCGGCGCAGCCAACTTTACAGTGTAGAATACTGTACGTGCGAAGTGCCCAATGCGGGTGACCTGCAAAGCCTGCCCGCCCCTGGACAATGCAGTTATGTCGATGTCTGCTGCAGCTCCAGTTACTGCAGGCCCATAGTAGATGGGCAGCACCAAGTATGGTTCGGTAAACACACCTGGCCCGGGAGTGCGGCTCCACAAATCCGGCGTTGCCCAGCGGTACGCACCCTTTTGGCGATTCACCGACATAACCTTTTCGGTGCCTGGTGCGGGACCCGCTCCAAACCATTCATCCACGTAAACTTCCGGCGCTCGATACCCATAATCCTGAAGCTGCGGCAGCGTCGGCAATAGCACCACGTTGCCCGGCGTATTGGCGAGGAGCCGTCCGACAACTCGTTGTGCAGTTGGGTCAGCTGTTAGCATGCGTTGGAATGATTGTGCATCCATGATGGACACCCGCGGATCTAGCTCGACTGTAGTCGCCACCTCTGTTGTGTTCACATAGTCCATCCACTGCAAAGCAGCCGGGGGGTCCTCCCCGCTTCCACCCCCGAGCACATCCTGACCATCCATTTCTGCAGTTGTCAACTCGACTTGTGGAGATCGAAGCGTAGTCAGCATTGCCGATGTGGTTGTGCCCACTGGTACTTCGGGTGGGGCCAGCAACGAAAACTCCACATCGCCTTGCGCCCATCCATCCCAGTGTAGGTGGTATCCGAGTCCGTCTGGGGTATCTTGAACAAACGGTACGTTCTCAACCGCTGCAAGCTGGCCCCCAACGTAAATGGAAACCTGCACAGTGTAGTTGAGTTCGGACTGTGGCTCAGTTTCGCCGAAAAGCTGCAGCGTGGCCCGGCGCACTCGCCAGTCTCCGGGGGGTGCATCCTGCTGAACGCGAGTACCGTCTAGTGGGGCTCTGTACTCTGTACTGAACTCAATCATGCGCCCGCGTTCGTAATCGAAGTCAGCAGGAGGCGTACCTTCGACTACGAATCGCGCCTGCGGAGAACCCCAGGTATCGACGGCTTCCGCCAACGGCTCCGAAGCCAGAGCGGGAAAAACCTCGAACCGTCGCACTGTCAGGTCCTCATCCCGCGACCACTTAGACCCCGAATAGCCGGGCACCTCAACGTCTGCACCCGCCCCACTTACCCCCCAGTATTGGATTCGGTTAGCAACATCGTTTTCCAAGTATGTGTAGAACGCCGCCTCGACCTGCGCAGCCCCCCAGGGGTCCGGGGTCATGGCGAAGTCCACCACGCGAACCTCTTCGGCAGTTTTCCAAGTGTCCGGCAGTCGCACGGCAAACCCGGCGCTAATCCGGTCCGGGTCCCCCTCCCAGCTACCAAAGCGGATAACTGGTTTACCCTCCGTTATGAACAGGAAGTTACCCCCAAGCCCCATATCTGTTGGGATCTGTGGCACATCTATCATGTCTGGCAGCGGGTAGTAGTCACTCAAGCTGGGTGTAAAGGTTTCAACCACCGCACCCCCGCTTATGGCCGCAAACGAAAGGGCTTCAACACCCGACCGTTGGTGGTATCCAGATGACCAAGAGAGCGACACCCCAAAGTAAAGCGCCCCCGCTGGACGGTCTATGTCCGCTCGATACCCCATGGGCTCCACTGGCACCGGTGGCGGCGACCGTTGTAGGTACTCAGTTATATCGACTTCATAAATCAGCGCACCTGGGGGACCGTCGAAACGGTCAGCCACAATAGATGTGTCGCTAGTCACATCATATGCAATAAGCTGGTGGCCCGGGGATAGTGGTGCAACCTCCCCATTCTCTACCAAGTATGCCATGATGCCCAGTATGTAAGGCGGCTCCGCAGTCCCCAGCATTTCGCGAATAGCCGCCAGGTCCAGCCACTGCAGTGCGGGGTCCTTCACTGGCACGGCTGACACGTCCGGTACGTCGTTCACAACCGGTACAACGTCGCCGATACTCTGCAGTAGCGGGGGGAATGCCGGGTCCAGCACGTTGAATATAGCGTCGAACTCGGCAGGGCCTATGCTCGGTTCCCAAGTAGACGGTGGGGGGGTCTGGTTGTGCAGCACAAAGGTAAACGTACTCGGTGGGGACAAGAGCAAAACAACTGAAACCCCAATGGCTTTGCCCGCATCCGCTGCGGGGAGCATGAAGGCTAACTCAAGCCGTTCTCCCCCAATCGGGTCTCCCGGAAAAACTGGATCGTCCATTATGCTACCCCTATGTCTCCAATATCATCATGTTCATCTATGCCTAACATGTCCGCCAAGTCGCTGATACTTGAGCCCCAGGTGTTGGGTCGGTCTCGTGTCGCCAGTGGGTTGCCGACCAACGCAGCACAGTGCGTGTGCCACAGCCGTTCCCCACCATGCTTAACCAACTGCCCCCGGTACTGGACAACCAGCTCGTCTCGGTAGAGCTGAACTGTATCGAGCAGGGACTCGTCCGGCACAGTTGTAACTGCCGGCACTACACACCGTGGCCCCACCCGCCAGCTGCACTCAAACAGACTGTTCGACACCCCGTTCCCCACCAGGCCATTGTACTTCCACCCCTCGTTCACGTCGGGTGTTAGGACTGCGTAAAAGTCTTCAGCGGGTACGGCGGTCTCGGTTCGCCCGTTTGAGTCCTCTGGTATCATAAACCCACCTACCCAAAAGTCTGACGCATATTTTTCGTTGGTCAGGTCCGTCGGGTATGGTGGCTGGAAGTAGTCCTCACCGAAGTACGTTACCATGCGGCCCACCCCCTGGCGGATCGCAAGTCCCGCGACTATGGCCGGAATGTATCGAGGGTTGCCCACGAAGTTGCGAACGCCCCGGTATGAGTTGTCCAACACGTCCCCCACCTCCTCGCCGCCCAGCTCCCACGCCTCGCGGCACCCACCGCCTGCAAACTCAGCTTTGTAAACAAGCGTATCTTGTGGGTTGCGCAAGTCGATATGCGACGGTAACCGCAACACCCCAGCACCCGCGCCCCAGTGGTCGAGGTTTTCATAGTCCGTCAACACCAGCTCGAAGCCTGGCGCTGTTAGGGTTATGCGTTCCCGGTGTATGTACACCGCACCTTCCGGCTTGGGGAACCCCCGAGAATCCGGCACAGGGAAGTCCCGCACAACATCGCCAGGGAACCGTACTGTGTAGCCGTAGTTCATCTCTCCGTCGGTCTTGTTGCGCCCCCACCACGACACCCAAGCCTCTTCCTCGGAAGGGGACTCTAGGACATGCGGACCCTTTAGCTCGGTCTCGATATCCACCGATACTACGCCCTGCAGCTCAGTGCCATCATCCGCATAGTCCAGGTATGCCACGTACTCGCCCTGACAGACTGCGCGGTACTGGTTCGTTCGCACGATATCGCCGTCTGGCAGAATGCCGTCGTCTGCCGAGGTCCGGTCGCGGTCAACGGTGCTGGTCTCGACTTGGACCTTCAGCGTCTGGCGTTGTCCCAAGCTCAACTGCCCTGCGCTATAGCGGACAGGTTGTGCAAACGTGCCCGGGTTAACCCCGCCCCCATCGCTTCCTCGGAAGTCTGCGCGGCGGAAGTGAAACCGCAAGCCGATGTAGGGGTCCAGTTGGCCATATACAACAGCCCCACCCTTCGCCCCATCCTTGGAGAAGTTGAACCGCTGCACCCGCGCACAGGGGGGCAGTTCTACTTCGGCCTCTTCCAGTGGCTCAGCCTCATCTGTTGGCAAGTCCTCCAGTGCCCATGTCTCCACCCGGAGTGTGAGGGGTTGGTCAGTGCCGAACGGGCCACTAAGCACCGCGATCCGCACGCACTCCGGTGAACCATCCCGCAGCGGAAGGCGACCACACAGCGCCGCCCCCAGTACCAGCGCGGTCTCCCCGTTGTACCGGGGGATTGTAACAAACCCACTCAGCAGCAATACTTGGGGGCTGTAGAACTTGCGCTGGCGAGAAGTTGGCCCCGTGCTAACGTGACAGCGGCTGGTTATGGGCTCGCTGGTCCAGCCCACCGTGCCAAAGTCCCCGACGTGGTGGGCTGTCTTGGGCCAAGGCCACCCATCTACGCGGTCAAACGTCTGCGCGGCGAAGAGGCCCCCCATCGCCGGGTCCGAACCCTGCAGGTACTGGCCCGACGCGAAGCCTACCGGCCCCTGGGCGTAGGATTGTTCCGGGTCATCCTCGTTCGGCCACGCTGTTATGATGTTCTCATAGTGGATCGGAGAATCCCGCCACAGCGCTACGAACTGCTCCCCCAGGCTCTGGTAGGGCTCTTCCAGCCCCGGCGCGAATGCCAGGTTCTCTGCACCCATGCCCTTTAGAGAACGCCGTACACGCTGTCTCAGGAGCTGGTAGCCCTCCCTGAACTCTTCAGACTCGTGGGGGATACTGCCGATGCCTCGAATCTCATCAATGATACACGCCGTCAGCAGGCCGTCGTCCCCCCGCAAAGGCATCTTCCCGACGGGGGCCGCGCCCGCTGCAGCACGCAGCTGGTTAACCCCTTCCATTACATCATCGGTCATGCTGTCCACAACCACATATCGGCTGAGATCGTTCATCAATGCCAGTCGCTCGCCCGGCTTGAGCTGGTCATACTCTTCAAACCGCATCAACTCTGCGGGCTGGGCGCGGTGGACGAACCACTGCTCAGGGTCTCGGGGTTCTGATATCTGTGGAAGGGTTCTGACATCAGCCAAACCAGCGCGGTCTTCAACGGCCGGGAGCCAGCCGGGTGCAGTCCACACCGCCCAGGGTTCGGGCCATTCCAAGACCTCCCCAACACCAGGCAGATTGATCCTCGGATCATAGATGCCCACCGGCTGTTCACCCCCCGTCAGGGGTAACCAGTTGGGGTTACCGTCGGGCAAAGGATCATCCATCACCATCAGGTCTTTTTCATACTCCATGAATAGTCCCGGTGCTGCCTTCCACTGCATTCGGGCGGTTTCCTCCACGTCCCCCACCGTGCGCTTGAACCCTCGCGGTGGGTACAGCATGCGGAATATCACGTCCGGGTAGTTGTTGTGTGGGTAGTGGTTAATCAGCACGCCTGGCAGTTTGCCCCCGGGCGTATCATCGGGAATGCCCCACCCATCGGGGGCTGTGTCGCGGTTGCGCGGTGTGCAGACGAACCCCTCTGGTACCCAGTACAGTCGGCTAACCAGCGGCAGCGTTCTGAACTCCCGACGCTCTTGGCCTTCGCCCTCGACCTGTAGTGGTCGTACGTCAATGTCGATGTACTCAACACCGTGCATAACGCCAGCGCGGAGTATAACGCCTCCGTGCAACGTGCCGTGTAGCACGCGCACGGGGACACCTTCCTGTTTCGCCAGCTGTTTAACTCGGGCCAGCAGCGAACGCCCATACCCAAGGTACGCTTGCGCCAGGTCGGAGTCCCCGCGAATGCGAACCTGAAGAGTCATACCGGCTCAATGTAGACTTCATACGCCAGGCGGTACGGCTGAGCATCATACAGGCGGCGGGGGTTGCTAAAGCGGGACGCCGAAATGAGGACGCCGGAATCTGAGCCCTTCACCGGGTCTGACAGCAGCGCAGCCCCACGCACAACAAGTTCAGTATCTGTTGCGATAGTGAACTCCGCTGTGTTTGCATCATTGTGCATAGCGGCTTGGCTTGCGTCACTTGGCAACCACGCTGGGCGGGTCGGTTGTGTGTACCCCTCGGTGGCCGACACAATTTCCCCCGCTGTAGCCGCGAACTCCGCAGCTGTCAGGTCACGCGTGGGCGTGTAGGAGTTCTCGAATAGGGAGAGGTAAAAACCGGCCTCTTGGGGCCCGCCTTTCAACCCCGCCATCATGATGTAGTTCGCACCCTCAAAGGTGAGTGTGTTGGTCTCCTCCCCCATGAAGTCCCGGTAACGGCCTCGAATGTGGCCATAGCCTGGCACAAACACCCCACCTTCGTCATTGCGCTCCCACCCGTGGCCCTGGAGCTTAGCCAGGACGCGTGCGGCGTGTCGCTTCAAATCTTTACTAATCATCATTGCACCCTTTTGGTATCGTTGAATGTGTTGTCCCCCGCCACCGCCTCGTCAACCGAAGCAACTATGCGAGCCTGTCCGTTCTCCCGGTGGAGTGATAGCGTTACCGGACTGGAAACGTCCACCCGGAGCATACCACGCTGGGGCATTTGGACCTCCCCCCTGGGCGATAGCAATGCGAACCCGTCCTCCGTCAACCACACTAGCCACTCTCCAGCCTCTCCGAACTCTGCCCCGCTGACTGGCAGTGCGCTGTTCGCCGCAGCCCTGGCGCGGGTGAGCAGCGTAACGGTGCTGTCTGGCGTGTGCGGGTCGCCCCTGTGTAGCCAGGTACCTGCAGCATTAGCTATCACCAGCCCCCCTTCCACTGCGGCAACGAATCGCAGTCCCGTGGCCCGAATCCAGTTGCGCCCCGGTGAAAACTTCGTAGGGGCCTGTGGCTCAGAATAGTAGATCCAGTCCGAGCTGCCCACATAGAGCCTGCCGAGGTAACTTGCTATGTGAGAACCTGCGGGTAGGACCTCCAACCCCAGCTCGTGGTACTGCGCCCCGCGAGCCGGCGCACCAACCAGCCACTGAGCAAACCCCGCTACAACAGTGTCGGCCAGGTACAGCTCTTCGCTGCCAGGTGCGGTCAAATATATGCGGTAGTCCGGGTGATCGGGCGGCATCTGTGTTAGCCGTATGCCCCCGGGCTTGTCCAGTGTGAGTGTATGGACCACCCCGCCACTGTCGGTACCATCCGGCATAACCGCCGCAATCACCAGCCCGTACTCGCCTGCCGGCAATGCGCCGATATCATCCGGCTCGGGGGTTGCGACTGGCAGCTCACGCGTCACCCGGTACGCGTCAGGGCCGTCAATCTGGATAAGGTCTACCCCGTTGGTGGCGAAGACGCGTTGGCCGTGGCGGGTGAACACCAGCGGAGTTGCGCTGGTGAGGTCACAGATCGGCTCAGGCTCAAGCGTATCTGGGTCGATAAAGGCCAGAGTCTTGTTGGCGCCGACCAGTATCTGACCCTCGTGTGGGTAGATCGAGTGGAAGGCTGATCCCGGCGCGAGCACCTGGTAACCAGTGCGCCGGGTCACATTGCCATAAACATCCATATTCACGTTTACAGCGTCACGCACCTGGCCGTGGGGGATAGATGTTTCGGCCTGGCGGTTATTCACCCCCTTCTCGGGCAGGGGGATTCTCAGCTTGCGCATTAGCAGTGCTCCGCTTGTGTTCCTCTATCCAAGCCAGTACCCCCGCCTTGCCCGACCGCTCACACTCGATGCCTTCTGCCAGGCGTTGTATGACACCTTCTATACTGGTGTCCGGGTACGTCATTGGGCACGGGTGGAGGTGCGTCGTGGGTGGGTATATGTACCGGGTCTCTACGACAACCTGTTTACTGAGGCAACCGCTCAATAACGGAAGCGTCAAGGTCGCGGCGAAGACACGCTTTAAGTTCGGCATCAGTGTCTCCCAAGTTGTTGAGTGCGTCGGCCAACTGCTTCTGGCTGGTGGCTGCTTCCTGCTGGGCCGCTTGCACGGCCTCTAGGCTAGTCTGCCACGCAGCTCGGTTGGCCTTAGCTTCACTGACCAGTAACGCATTGGCCGTAGTCAGTTGGAGGCGGTCGCGTTCCAGCCCCGCTATTGTGGCCGCGTCCGACCTAACCTGCTTTGCCAGGCCGAAGATGACACCCAGCAGTACCAACGCGCCGAGGCCTACGCCTATGGCCGCTTTGAGCCCGCTCACATGCGCCCCTCGTGCTCAAGGCTGTAGTGGTTACCGTCGTTGAACCGACCACCCCAGCGGCACAGCGGGTGCATGGATTCCCACTTAGCCCCCACGGGGCCGTGGTCTTCTGTCTTGTCCAGATACTTGCCATCCTTGAACAGGTTAAGGTCCATAGCCAAGCGGCTCTTGTGATTGCTCCGGGCACGCCCATAACCCTTGGACACACCAACCTCACCAAAAGCGCGAGGGTCACGGTACGCATCCCCCACACTCACCTCGTAGCCCTGCTCATAGGCCCAAATAATAAGCTCGGCTATCAGCCGGCTGAACAGGCGTTGTTTTTTGCGAAGCGTCAATCTTCTATCCCCAAGTATTTTTTGGTCCAGCGCTGGCCGTACTCTCGAATCCAATTAGTACCGAAGTGACCACTGGTCAGACACACCGCGAATGCGATCGTAACTGACAGCTCTGATGGCAAGCCCAGCCACTCACATAGGCCGAAAGACGCCCGCCAGGACATGTACCCAAGCGCCCACAATGTGGGCACTTCAAGAAGTATCCTAGCCCACTTGGACGCCTTGGGGTCCGCTAGAATACGCGTAATCGCAAGGACTGCACCGCCGATAAGCGCCCCCAGAATAGGCATGTTCATTAACTCTTTAAGGTTATCAGGCATGTCATGCGCCTTGCGTTTGCTCATGGGTTTGACCTGTTGCTGATTATAGATAACAAGTTGTGCAGTTGGTAGCTGGTTTCGCTACAGTGTTCCAAATCACCTACGTAAAAGTTGTCAGGCCCCACCCAACAGTGCATATGGTACCTGTCTTATTCTAGTCTAGTTCTGCATAGCGTGGATTGAACCTGGTACCAGTGTGAATCGAACCCACACGGCGGTTGCGCTGTCGCTTACCTGAAGCGTGCCCTGCCGTTCGCCGAAGACGCGTAGCGGCGTGCCGTCGTTAGCGCTCGTTGGCATTGTTGCACTGTCCGATACCCGGCACTCACAGTGCCCCATGTTGGTTAGTACAGCGGGCAAGGTAAGTCCCTGATCAACCAAGTTAACCCACGTATCGGTGCCGATATTGTTAAACTGCTGCATTGTGATCCCCTTATGTCCATCCCACTGACGGGCGTGCTACCACCCTACGGCGCCGTGCGCCCCCAAAATTCTTAACACCCAGCTTAGCTGCCATCTCCGGCATGAAAGGTCCGACTATTTCCAACGCCGCGTACTGGTGGGCGTCGTGTACGTGTGAAAACTCGTTCTTCTCTGGCTTGGCCTCCATCGAACCTTTCTGGTCCACCCGGTATCGGTACCCGTTCAGGAACCCTTTTATCAACATAGTACAGCTTGGGTCGATAAGGTGCCGCCCCATGCCATCGACCTGCCCCGACAAGAGTAGTTCAACCGCCGCGATACGCCGGCTCAGGGCATTCGTGCTCGCCGTTTTCACCGCGAAGCCGTAGGATCGTAGGACCTGCACGACGGTGCGCTCATCAGTCTGTGCGCGTTGCGTGCCTGCCGGGTCTCCAATGATCAAGATCGGGATACCGGCGAACCGGGCCGTGCGCAGCAAGGGCAGCAGCTTCTGTTCGGTGAACCGCACGATACCCATGTTCTCCGACGTAAGCTCTGCAAACGTAAGCGCTCGCCCCCACGGATCTGACTGATTGATCGTGGCAGCGGGGGTTAGCCCAAAGTCCATGCCTATGATGAGTGGGTAGTTCATGTCACGGATGGGGCTCAGCGTCTGCCTGGCGACGTGGAACTCCCGCTTGAAGTCTGCGTACACCGGGCGACCGTCCAGCGACCTACCAAACTTGGCATGAATGTTCACGTCGATCCAGTTCTGCGACTTACCCTTCATCATGTTTTCGTAATAGTCAGAGGGTAGGTACTGCCGCCAGTCCGCGTCGGGGCTCAGCCCGGACGGCTGTATGAAAACGTTGGCGTTGTCGGGCGGGTACGACATGTACTCTTCCCAGAATGTGCCGGCGTCGGGCGGGTTGGTCGCGCCCCACAACTTCTTAATCTCGTTGCCATCATCATCACAACACCCAACACCATTCATCGCCTTGTCTGGGTAACGTCCCAGTCGGCTCTGCAGGGCCTCGAAGATGGCCTTGTCTATCTCGCGGTACTCATCCAGCACACCGAAGCTCAGCTGCAGCGACAGCAGGCGTCGGGTATCCTTGGCGTCGTCCAGGCCTCGAAACAGCACCTCACACTCCACATCCCCGAACCGCAATGTAAATTTCATCCTGCCGGATTCCCACCTGCCCGCCTGCCCGGGCGGTAGCCACTTGAAGAAGTCGGGCAGGAACGCATCCTCCAACATCTGACGCGTGTTACGGACCACCGCACACCGACTGCGGCGGATGCCATCGTGGCAGGGTGCTACCTTCTGCGCCTCATAGACGATCTTGATGATGGATGCCGTTGTCTTGGTCGAACCGACCGGGCAACACACCAGATTAACGAACTTGTCACCCAACAGGTACGGGGTGAGCGACGGGGGCGGTGTGTACGCCTTGCCCTGTACTGCCGTGCTCTGTGTAGAATGTGAGTTCACAACGCGTCCCCTACTCTTCCAAGTCCACTATCAGATCGTCATTGATGCCACTGCCCACTGGCAAGAGCTGCCCTGGTATGTCCGGGCGTTGTTGGTTGCCATGCGCCACAACCTTCATATCGGTACCACCAGGGATGGAGATCGTGAGTTCAAACTTCGGACCCTGGTTAAGGTCAGCGCCCTTCGGATCGATACGACTGCGCCGACTCTGCATCATGCGATCCAGTTTCTCGAATATCCGCACCCTGTCGGTAATGGGCGTGTTGGCCATGTGGAAGTCGCGTACCATTGTACGCAACATGCTGTGGAACGATGCCTGCAGCGCCTGCAGCTCTGACACCTCGGGCGTAAACCCGTGCTCTTCCAGCTCGCGCTCGGCGGCGTGCAGGGCTGTCTTGAATGCGGGGGTTTGGCGAACCTGCTCCCACTCCTCCCGGTCCATCCCGCACTCTTCCGCCAGGTCAACGGGGCGCCCCAGCCCCGCCGCAATCAACGCTGGCAGCTTGGGGTCAAATAGCTGCTGCTTTCGACTCATACTGGTCTACCGTTTTGCGGTTCGCGTTCATCACGTATGCGCGATCCCCAGGCCACAACGGGTAGTCTACCCATCCTGCACCCGGCCGGTACGCTCGGACCACCGCTTCGCACCCGCTGTACTTGGCAAGCTCCTGGGCAAGCCGCTCGGGGTTGGGGGTGTGGTGGGGCGTCAGCAATACAACCTGTTCGGCCTCGTACAACCGCGCACCTCCAGTATCTTGCACCTTTATCGTGAACATCACTTCACCCGCTTCAGCATGTTGCGCACGGTGGCGTGGAAGAAGCTGTCCTTGGCGCGCTGCTCGGGTGGCAGTTTGTCGTAGGGCACCATGCACGGGTGCGTCTTGGCCTTCGGGTCTTTCGCCTCACCATACACCCAGCCGTCGGCTTCCTTATCGCGCAACCAGTTCTCGTGGCTGTGCTCGGGGGTCGCATCAGGATTCGCCATCAGGTGCTTGACGCCAGAGATAACGGAGTCACGCTGCCATTGCGGGGCATCGTCCCAGTGCGGCGGCGAGTCGTCGCCGTTGAACTCACACCACACTCGGTTGACTTCGTGGGCAGTGCTGGCGATGAGGATGGGTAGTTCAGCGCGTGTTACGTAATACATCTCTGGTTCCTCGTGGTTGTGTACTGGTGATTGTAGATGGTGCGGCGGCTTGGGGCTAGTAGAGGTTTGTGTATGTTAAGCGGGGTGCGTGTTTTGGGAGAACTGGCGCGGTGCGGAACTATAGGGTGCTGGTGTTTTTTCAGGAAATTTTATGAGAGCAATACGTGAATCAATACCCCCTCCCCCCACCCCCCTTGGTCCATCCCCCCCTCCCCGCCGCGATATATAGCCCCCCGGTGCCGTTCAGGATGACGCCTCGCCCCTAGTGTAGGGACTGCAAGCGGCTTCGGCCCCCAGCCCTACAGGATGGCGACTCTCAACGCGGCTTATGCTGCCGACGGCTGACCCATCAAGTGGCGGACCCACTCCGCTAGTGTGCGTTTAAAGCATGCCACCTGTGCCCCAGCACTGAACCGTGTCAACGGTGTGAACGCTGGTGTATCAGGTCAACGGCCACGAAGTGTGGCCCCAGCTGACACCTGTGGTAGTAGTGGTAGCCAGTAGCGATACTGGCTAGTTGCGGCATAACCCCAGCGTATGAAACTGGAATAATCCGCAACGCTCGCACTGCAAGGCGTGAAGATTCACGGCCTCTGTGGTACCGGCTATCAGGTGCGAGTAACGGTAACGGTAACGGATACAGCATTAAACCGCTCACTTGTTGGGCGGTTTCGTAGTGTACCCAAACAAGTAAGGTGACAACATGACTACCAACCCTTTTGCCTATGCCGTAGCGGATAGCGCAGTCGAGGAGTTCCTATCCGTGGTCGAGGAGTACGAACGGGAATTCGATGAGTGCCCATCCCAGTGCATTGCCGCGCGCCATGCTATGGTCCGGGCCAGTCATACTGATGCTATAGCGGGGGGCCCGTTTAGCCTGCTCGTATTCCGCATTGCTGAGGAAACTGGCCTGATCCGGTGAACAGCTATTGCCCCTGCACCACGCGGGGGCAATGTCGGTTTACTACACAACAAGCGAGGAAATACCCATGATCACTTCACGCAAATTCACCGCTAACCTGAAAACCCTGTCCAAGCACGTTGTCGAGCTGCGCAACACGATGATTGACAGTGTCGAGTTCGCGCTGTTCCACGGCATCCGCCACGGTAACAAGAAACCGGCTGAACAGCTGAAGCTAGCGGCCAACGCGTTGCCAGTGTGGGCGGGTGATATTCTGACCCGTGCCATGGCGACAATCGGCAAGGCTGACGCTACCTATACTGAGGACCGTGCCAAGGATGATGCTGTGAAACTCGTTATGCACGGTTTCATGGATAAAGCTGAGGCCGATAAGAAGCGCAAGGAACAGCGTGATAAGCTCGCCGCGGCCAAGAAGGCCAAAGCTGAGGCCGAGAAAAAAGCCGCCAAATCCAACCCCCCTGAATCTGCGCCTGCCAAGGGCCCACAAATCGGCCAAGGTAGCGCCAAGCCAAGCGCCGGCAAGAAGCCCAACGCGAAGCCAAGCGTTGTGACCAGCCCGAACGAGACATTCTGCCTCAAACACGGCGAAGAGGTATTGGAGCTGTCCCAGGGCGAATACGAAACGCTTGTCGCCCAACTGATGAAGCTGCGCCGCGCCCCTGCAAAAACAGCGTAACTGTTGGCAAAGTCGAGCCACCCCGTGGGGTGGTTCCGCTTTATCAATAGGAGGTTAATATGTACACAGCGCCCACACTCCATTTTTACCCGATCCCGACCCGCGTCGAGGCTGGCAGTGGGGTTGCCGTATCGGTTCGGCTTCGCCACGGTTCGGCGATCTACGCGCTGAGTTTGGTTTCTGACCCAACGTGTAGCGTGTTCGTTTCACACAAACGTGTTTTGGAGCACGGCTCACTGTGGCACGCAGTAGATGCATACGCGACCGAGAGCCTTGTAACGTCCGAACGTAACACAACAGGTGAATTCTTGCGCAACAAGTTGCGAGATCAATTCGAGCGCTGTCATCGGATAATGGAACACCTATACCTATAAGGAACGCACGCTACAAATTACACGCTACGTGTTGCAACGCGTTGTGTAACATCACACTCCATTTGTGCAACGAATTTAGAATAACGCACCAAAACCGTACTACACTTCTCGGTCAACGCGTCGGCTATTCGTAAAAAATCGCATGTGCCAAACAAGTCAGCCGACAAGTGTGGTACAGTTTTGGAACACAAGCGCGTGAAATCCACACTACACACGCACACAACAGCACGCAACATTCCACTTTTTGTAGCGTCGGGCACAGGTGCTGTAGTATCGGGCACAGGTGCTGTAACATCGGCTGCAAGTACCCACAGGCCGCACAGGGCGTGGGCTGCGGCGGTGTTGCGTCAAATCTGACTATCAATGCGCAGGTTAACACAACGGTGTGTCTGCAGGCCGCGAATTTACTGGGAATGGCAAGATGCATATATAATATTCTATTAAATAGATATATATATATATGTAATACTTGCAATACTTGCAATCTCAAAACAGTGTCC